ATTTTTTTTCGCGCATGAATCATCGCCTTTAATGACAACATAACCGAAAGGAGCAAACATGTCCAATCAATCGAAGAGCATTAATCAGAAGTTCGATGAACAGATCGATGCGTATTTGGATCGTCTCAAAGAGGAGATGAATCCGGAGAACGAATCCGATTTGAACGACGATTTGACAAGGACTTCCGAAGTCACAAGAGACACTCTTGATGGTGACGGCAACGTCACGAGTTCGGTTGTGGAACGTCACGATGAAATGACGAACCACAATCTGGAATCGCTGAAGTCGCTGGTCGCCGTCAAGAACGACTATAATGACCATCGGAAGAGTCTGATCGAAACCGTCGTGAAAGCCGGAGTCTCGCTCGCTGGAATCGTCATCCTGCTGGGATTCGAAGCAAATCACACCATCAGTTCGAGAAGCCTCGGGTTTCTGCCCAAACCGAAGATCTGACATGTGATCTATAGGATTACGTCAAAAAGCCGGAGTCGCACATGCGGCTTTGGCTTTTTATTTTCGATCGCGATTCATCCATGGCCTTTAATGACCGAATAATCGACAAAAAGGAGAAACATGGATATCAAGACAACATCCAAGAATCTGTTCAGCACCGCAAAGGACCGCGTCAAGGAACTTTGGGACAAAGAACAGGAAGAGGACAATGTTGATCTCGTGATCCGTCGTCTCAACGAAGGATATTACGATCAACTGCCGAATGGCCAAGAACGCAAACACCATGCCGTGTGCATTGTCATGGACAAGCTAGGAACCGCAAGTCTACAGCTTGACGTCGTACGACGTTATCTGAAAGTATTGTCGGACCAAGCCTACCACGACTGACACATTGCTGGCGAATGACACTTGGCCATTCGCTTTTTATTTTAGGAGTAAACCATGGCAAGAAGACCAGTCGGACGACTTAAATTCACTCGCAAATCTCATAATAAGATATCGCCTCATATTTCAGGACCAAAAATCGCTCTGAACATGTTCTATGCTTGGATGCTTGGACGTGATATTCCTTGCAGACTATATGAGCGTCGCATTGATATTCTGATCGAAACCTGGGAAGAGTACGATGTTCAGATTATGGACGGACTTGACGCGATCAACGATATATTCCATGCCAATTTCCAGGTAAGGAAGTGGTAACATGACCGGTGCTTATACCAATCATATTGTCCTTCTTGGCAAGCAGGGTTCCGGTAAGACGTCCATTGCCGAAGAACTTGCTCGTCGAGGGTTTCGACGCGTCGTATCGGTGACCACACGTCCTCCTCGTGACAATGAAGAGGATGGTGTCGATTACTGGTTCGTGGACGATGCCGAATTTGATGCTGCTTTGCCGGATTTGGTAGCTGTTCGAGAATATCGGACCGTATTCGGCACGTGGCGTTACGGCGTGAATCTTCAGGATATCAATGCCGATGACGACACCGTGACTATTCTCGATCCGACTGGATATTTGACCATTAAAGACCGCATCAACGATCGATTCGGAGTCTATCTGCATATCGACGACAATATTCGATATCAGCGACTACTTCTTCGAGGCGACGATCCGGAGGAAATCAGTCGTAGGGAACGCGACGATGCCGCCCAGTTCGCCGTACTCGAAGAACGGCTTACCGATGTCGTGGACATGATGTCCAATGGCAAACGATGGGTCAATTTCGAGGAATTCTCGAAAGGTGGATACGATACCAGTCGAACCGTGACCGAAGAAACCGATCGGATTCTACGATATATGAACGCGTTCAATCGCGGAGAGATCAATTATGAACGAGCGCCACAGCCGGTGTTCGATCATGATCCGGAATTCTGATCATAACTAAGGAGCAAAACATGTTAATTGCACTGAAACATCTACCACCGAATTTCCGCGAGCAGTTGCACAATGAGGAGGTGGCATCGGAACTCTTTCCCAAGATCATGGATAGGTCGTATCAAGCACCACATAACGCCATCAGCGGCTGGTGTCAGTATGTTCGACCGAATGGCGTATCATTCTGGGTGTACGCGGATGACGACGGCGCTGTCTGCATCGAAACCGAGGCAGTGAGAAACGCCACGAATATGACGACGGTCGACAGGGATTTCGATATCAATACTTCGAAGAACGAGCTTACTCGTTTTCTCGAGCAGATAGCGCCATGGATACTCGACTGCGATTTCAGACAAGCCATTATACGATCATCGCAAGGTATATCACTGTTCTTTTCCGAAAACGGCATGACTCGATGGATATTTCGTGTGTGGGGGCCAAAACGATGGTTATTCTGCAACCCAGAATATGATTATATGTAATCGCGAATGAAACATACCCTTTAATGAGAACCATTAACCACTAATAAAGGAGTTATCATGAAGTTTAGCACCTTCTTCGGAAAGTACACCATCTGCACCCTTATCTACAGCTTAATTTCGATGCTGATAGGAATCGCCGGTTTCGGCGTTCTCTACCACATTGGAAAGAAAGCTGAGAAAGAGTCTCTGGAGGACGATCCGATGATTGCCGAATATATGAAACAAAACAGTACCAAATGATCTCAAGGCTAAGGCCGCATTTCACACATGCGGCTTTGGCTTTAACTTTTAAGGAGTAAACATGAGAAATAAAATCGAATTGTATCGTGAAGCACGACTGTGGATTACCAAGGTCATTATCCCATTGGCTGGAATGGCGACATTATATTTCAGCAACCCTGACAATCGTGCCGACTTCAAAACTCGTTTTCTGAAATCAAGACTTGAAAAGAAATTTGGAGGTTTATTATGAGTTGGGATAACCCGAAAGAATACGGCGTATATTTAAGCAAAGGCGAGCAGGAAGTCCATTTTCCCATCGGATTGGCTTTCGATAGTGAGCAGATTCCGGAAGGGAAACAGGCTCCGCTCAAGACGCTCGAAGAAGCGGCCGAATTGACGGAAGCGATCAAAGACCAGCTGAAAGGACAGAATGATCCAGAAGCCGATTATGAATCGCTTCGTCAGCATTCCCTCGAAGAATTCTGTGACGTATACCAGACGCTGGTGAACATCGCATTCGCTTTCGGCTTTTCTCAGACCGAGATCGAGGACGCTTATATGAAGAATGTTCGTCGTAACGATGAACGAGGACGTTATCCTTCCGATGAATTGGAGGAAAGTTGGCTTGGCTGAAACAGTACTTCCAGCTCGGTTACGTTACGGTGGTTAAGGCATATGCCAAAACCATTGCCGCCGAATGCAAGCTGTTTGCCGCGATCTATAATTCAGGTCACGTTAAAGACGTGACGATAATGAATCGCGAATCCGATGGCGTATACACAATACGAGTCAAAACCAGTGTGCTTACGACCCCATTCGTCTTGCGGAAAAGGATCGCCAAACAACTGGCGGAGTTCTAGACGCTGTAAACGCGAACCATACATCCCCCTTAATGAGAACCATACACAACCTAATGAAAGGAAAAATCATGGAAGATCAGAACAAGGAAGTCACCGAAGTCGTCGAGACCGAGGAGAAGAAGCCCAACAAGATCGTCCAGTTCGTCAAAGATCATAAGGACCGTATCAGGGATATCACCATTGGAGCCGCTGCCGCCGCAGGACTCGCATTGCTGATTCACCTGGGAAAGTCCGACGATGTTGACGATGAGGACGACGATTGGGACTATTCCTCATCCGACGAATCGAATTCCAACGCTGAATCCACAGATTCCTCGCAAGAGTGAATTGTTCTACAAGCCTGAGTCGCACATGCGGCTTTGGCTTTTTTGTTCGTTTATAAGAAAGGTTGTTATGGTAAGTAATATCATCACCAACGGACGAAAATTTCTTGGAAGAAATTCCCATACGATTCTCACAGGCACGGCAGTGGTTGGTGTGATCGGAACCGCCGTTATGGCGTCACGAGATACCATTCAGGCGAATGATCGTCTGCTGGAGTATCGCATGGAGCTCGATGGCAAGCCATATGACAAGAAGGAGCTCGTCAAACGAGTTGCTCCATGTTATATTCCGACTGCGTTGACGGTCGGTGCGACGATAACCGCGATCATCGGAGCCCACCAGACTGCCACACATAAGATCATCGCATATTCCTCGGCATATACCATGGCCCAGGAAGCCGCGACCATCTATCGTGATAAGGTACACGAGATCGTTGGCGAAAAGAAAGCCAAGGAAATCGAAGCGGCCGTGGCCAAGGACCAGATCGCGAAATCCAAAGACGACGTTTCAGCCGTGGTCATTGGCGACGGCAATGTGCTGTGTATGGACGGATTCAGCGGACGGTTCTTCCCGTCGACACTGGAGAAGATCCGCAAGGCCCAGAATGACGTCAATTACAAGATGAATGCTGAAATGTATGCATCGTTGAATGACTTCTATGAGGCCTTGGATCTGCCCTATATCGGTTGTGGCGATGATCTCGGTTGGACGTCGGAACATCCAATTGAACTGAGTTTCAGCACCACACTGACCCCTGATGGGAAACCGGCACTCGTGGTGAATTTCCACGAATCGCCGATGGCCGACTATCGCAATCTTATTTAAGTATCAACAAGGAGCAAATCATGTCTTATATTTCCCTACTCGCCCAAGCCGGTAAAGCAGCGGCTCCATATTTGAAGCCTCTCGGCATCCAATTGGGCAAATCCATCTGTACGGGTGTGCTTACTCAGCTTGCGGGTAAGTATGCATTCCGTATAACCGGGGACCATATTCTGGCGCAACGTGATCGCGATATTCGCGAAGCGGTTCAGCAGGATATGGAACTCAAACAACTCATAGCCCAACAAAAAGCGGCTATGTCCAACCAACAGGAGGAAAACTAACATGATCAAGGAAACTATTTCCTACGAGGACATCGACGGCAACAGCAAGACCATTGATGCATATTTCCATCTTACCATGCGTGAAATGCGTCAACTGCTGAAGGACGGCATCCAGGAAAAGCTTGATGCTGTGACTTCCGGCAAGGCCTCTACGGATACCATGTTCGATCTGATCGATGAGCTGATCAAGGCATCGTATGGCAAGCGAATCGAAGACAATGGCGAAGCGCATTTCGTGAAGAACCCGGAACTCACCGAGATCTTCATGCAGTCCGATGCGTACGACAGCCTGTTGGGCAAGCTGATGTCTGATGACACGTTCGCAACGCGATTCTTCACCGGTCTGGTGCCGAAGGCATTGTCTGAGCGCATGAATGCTATCGGCAATGGTGCGACTCAGAACACACTCCCTCCCGAAGCGGCGAAGTATCTCGCTCAGCTGAACCAGCAGAATAACTGATTCTCATATATTAAGTAACGAGGAAAGGGCTTGGACGATGTCTGGGCTCTTTCCTTGCATATTTCGAAAGGACAAAGAGCATGGCAGAAGACGATCGCAAGCCGTTAGTCGTCGATGTCTCTCGACAGAACCTAGGTCTTCCGGAATCCAAAGAAGCGCCAAAGAAAGCCGCAGTCGCCCATGGCAAACTCAAAGAGGATACCATGGTCGAGAAGGGTGTGAAACGCTTCTTCGGAGGTGATCCGAAAGACGTCATGATGTATATGCTGACCGACGTTCTGGTGCCGGCACTCAAGGATACGTTCGTCGATATGGTCATCGGCGGAACGAAACGAATGGTGTATGGCATGGGTGCGTCTGATTATCGCCCGACCAGTCCTCGATTGGTTCGACGTGATAACCCAAGTTATTCACAGAACACGAATTATAACGCCATGTCGAGCAATCGACGTGTGATCGACAGCACGGTTCGTGAACGCCACGATTTCAGCAAAGTCGTGTTTCCAGACAGACCGTCGGCTGAAAATGTCCTGACGGCCATGAACGATTATATTCAGCAATACGGCGTCGTTCGAGTGAAGGACTTCTACGAATTCGCCGGAATCACCGCTGAATACACCGATCAGAACTGGGGCTGGCATGATATTCGTGGCAGCCGTGTTCGATCGATCTATGGCGGATATATCGTGGAACTTCCACCTACGGAGCACCTGCAATGAGCGACCGGGACGAGCTGAGGAACTGGTATTCGAATCCGTCATGGGGCTATAAAGTCGATAAAATGACAGACGAGCAAATACCGATCGTGCTCAAACGAGTGCGAGCAATCAAAGAGCAAGCGAGGAACGATCAAAATGGCATATCCAATCACAGACGGCATCGATAACACCGATCATCAGATGCTGCTGACTGTCGACGATATTCGGGAGTCCGATCGAGCCAGAACGACATCCATGATCAATCAAACATGGTTACATCGCCTGTTTCGACATTTTCCGGAGATAGCGAACTTGACGATTGATATCACTATTGATTGGCCGGGACGATTGCCGAATACGGCCGTAATCACAACCAGGGATGGACGGAAATATCTATATACGTCCGATCCGAATCATGATTTCGGCACGATCGAGGAGATATGATGGATCATTTTCTTGCCATGGTGAAATTCCAACAGCTTTTCCCGGAACTCTCGGAGCGAGTTCAGAAATACCGCCGAATAGATAACCATACGGCATTGATCATATTATTCAGCGGAGCACACTATGTGTTTCGCTGGGAATCAACCAAAAAGTGGACTCTGCAAACCGAGTTCGCCTACAACAACAAATAAGGAGCAAACATGTCCATTAAAAGTACATTGGTCAAAACCGCAGCTAAGAGCGGTCTCTTTCTGAAGAAACATAGCCCGGAAATTCTGACCTATTCGGGCATCGTACTTGGCGTCGCCGCAACCGTCACCGCATGTCGGTCGACCATGCATATCGATGACGTGAAGAAGAACCATGAAACCGAGATGAGCCGCGTCGAAACCCTCGAAAAGATGGTGGACAACGGCGAGCTCGATGATGGTGATTTCACGGTCAATGAAGCGGCTTCGTCGAAGCAGATCATCTACATGCGTACCACCGTGGCTTATGCGAAGCTCTATGCTCCGACCATTATTCTGACCGGACTGAGCATCGCCTGCATTCTGTCGGCACACAACATCCTCCAGACTCGATACACGGCGGTTGCTTCTGCATTCGCTGCTGTAAGCGCCAAGTTCAGCGATTACCGCGAACGTGTCGTGGCCCAGTATGGCGAAGAGGTCGATCAGAAGTTCTATCAGAGCATCGACACCGTCGAAGTCACCGACGACAAAGGCAAGGTCATCGAGACCAAGAAGGAGCAGAACGTCCAAACGCTGAGCCCGACCGATAAATGGTTCGGACCGGATTCTCAGATCTGGGATAACGAATCCCCGGATATGAATACGGTGATGCTGAAGTCCGCATTGGATCGTGCTCAGAACAAGCTCGATTACACCGGGCATCTGTTCCTGAACGATGTCTATCGTCTGCTCGGTCTTCCTGATACCAAGGAAGGTGCTGTGCTCGGTTGGATCAATACGCCTGATCGCGATTCGATTGTCGACTTCGGCGTGTTCGGTTGCAGCGATGATCCGTGGGATAACGTCAAGGATTGCCCATGGGATGGCAAGGAAGAGATCCTTCTTCAGTTCAACTGCGACGGCATCGTCTACGATCAGATCTGATCGTTATATCTGATACGGGAGCGTCATTGGAATCGTGGCGCTCCCTTTTTATTAAGGAGAAAATCATGAAGGTTACAACCATTATTAAAATCGCCAAGGCCGCTGTCGCCGCTGTGACTCTTGGAGTCGCCGCTGTCGGTGCGATTCGTACTGCCAAGAATGCCAAGAAGCTGCACGAAACAGCAGTTGACGCTATTCAGAAGGCTGAGAGCAACGAGATCGAGTCTGACGAACAGATGCAGAAGATCAATGATAATCTGTTCAATCGTGTCGGCGATATCGTGTTTGATGCGGGAGCATTTCTGGTAGCTACTGCCGCCACCGCCATTGTCGGATATCTGTGTGTTTCGGCATATAGCGACAGGACATGGGCTGAAGGCATTGACGCTGTTACTCGCTACGGCTGTGCGATAATGGACGGTTTCGTTCATCAACTCGATGCTAAGGAGGCCTGACATGAATATCGAAGAGATCAACGAGTATCACGACGAGATTGCCAATGCCCGAGAAATATTAGGCGACACTCATACTGGAGATGCTTCTCGCGCTCAGGCATCATTGGCGGCATTTGTAACTTATGCTTCAAGGATCGATGATACTATTCTCAAAAAGTCTATTGATAAGTATAAAATCATCGACGAACCTCATGATTCTCATGCCCAAACGTACATGATGATCGGAGGAGTATCAATAGCATCGATCACGTTCTCCGATATCATTCATGATTGCAAATGCCTGGAAGAACGCAATGCGAAGAACATATGGCATGTGGTCAAACGCCATATTCCATATATCACCATTGGAACCTTCTTGATCATCGCTAGTGTACTTCTTGAAAGGAGCGAATATGAATCGTGAGAATCTGATATTCGCTGGTATCGGATTTCTGGCTGGCGTCGCCGTCACGACCGTCATCGGATATTTCGGTGTATATCGAAAGTATATACCGCTTCGACAGCTGGAGGACGAAGTCAATCAGCTCGAGGAGCAACGTCAGTCCAAGGGCCGTCAGCTCGATGCCATGGATGCCGCTTACGAGGAACGCAAAGCGGCATACGAGAAGGATCTCCAAGAACGGTCAGATCGTCTCGATATGTACGATAGCGACATCGCCGACGCCAAAAAAGAACTCGAAGCAATCAAACCAACACCAGAACAGGAGCCTGAAACCTTGACCACAGACGAAACCAAGATCTTCGCGCGATTCGAAATCCATGACGGCAATCCTCGATGGGATGGACCGTTGACCGATGAGGAACAGGCATCATACGATGCTTGCGATGGGGACGAAAATCTTATTCTCGGGCTGCTCACCGAAGTGAAGGAGCATCGATTCAAGAACTCCATCGATCCGAACCGAACCGTGTATATGATCGACGACTATGAGCACAAGACCGCTCCGGACTTCATCGATACGGTGTACCTTGACTACTATGTCAGAGACGACAAACTCGCCGAAGGACGAGTGCTCGTCGAACGTCCGGATGATCTTATCGATATGGCCGTACTTATGCAATTCGGTAAGTATGGATGGCAGGAAGATCCGAACGTTGTGATCTGCCGTAACGATACGTTCGAGACGGATTACGTGATCGAACGTCATGAGGAATCATATCAGGAGTCGGTGTTCGGCATCGATCCGGATAAGATCACCTTGCCGTCACATCGAGTGCTCGAAGATATGGCCAGGAAAGCCTATGAGGAGGAGCAACATGCCTAAGAGCGAACCACATGTGAAACCATATTTCGATTGGCTTCTGGAAGATGTGGTCGGTATTGATAATGATGGATATTCCAAACTCTATCATGAGATGAATACGATCCGTTACACCTATCGTATCGCCATGGATGCCAATCGAGAAGGCGATGCACTCGAACTCCGTGGCGATTACGAATATTACAATCACGCACCATGTGATGCGCAATTCCAGGGAGGAGTGGTGAGCTTCCTGGAATTCCTTATCGCAGTGATTCTACGGGTCGATAACGATCTCGCACTCAAGATCTCTCGTGCCGATTGGATGCATCTGTTCATCAAAAATATGGATCTGCAAGCCTACACGGATTCATATTTTGATGCCGTTGGAGACGCATCCGAACCGGTACGACTGCTTGTCGAACGCACCATGAACCGGAAGTATAACGCCGATGGGAGTAATGGTGGATTGTTCGTCATCAAGGGATGCGACAAGGATCTTCGACGGATGCAATTGTTCGATCAGTGGACATTGTTCGGCAATTCCGACCACGATGTTCCATATAAGTGGGACTAGAAAGGAGTGGGTATGGACCAAATACGAGTGACTGAAGTCAAAAGCACCAAAACCGCAACCAAGGTCATTGCGAATCCTAGGGCCCGTGGATTCAAGGACCTTATTGTCAAAGGTGGACAGTTCTACGCCGTATATGATCCAGATACGCACCTGTGGTCCAGAAGTGTCGGTCGCCTCTCCGAACTCATTGATAGGGATATCAGCGAGTATATCGCAACGCATTCGGACAAGACCTTGACTCCGGAATACATGGACAATATGTCCAATGGACAATGGAACCGATATTTGTCGCAACTGAAGAATCTCGATGACAGCAGCATCATGCTGGATCAGAAGGTTATATTTGACAACGACGAAGTCGATCGCGACGACTACGCCTCGTTCAAATTACCGTATGATCTCATCGAGGGTCCGACACCGAACTACGATCGCCTGATGGAAACGATCTATGACCCGGACGAGCGTCGAAAACTCGAATGGGGCATAGGTCTGATCGTGGATGGTAAGGACCAGAAACGTATTCAGAAATTCTTTGCCATTACCGGTGCCCCCGGTACGGGTAAATCGACGATTCTGAACATCATCCAGGAACTGTTCGGGAAGTACGTTTCGTTCTTCAACGCCAAAGAACTTGGTCAGGGATATCAATTCGCCACTGCTGCGTTCAAAAACGCTCCGCTCATCGCTATCCAAAGCGACGGCGATCTCTCAAAGATCGATGATAATTCATTGTTGAACACCATTGTGTCACATGAATATATCAAAGTCAATGAGAAAGGCGTCAAGCAGTATGATATTCCGATCAAGACGATGCTGTTCATGGCTTCGAATAAACCAGTGAAGATCACAGACTCGAAATCGGGTCTGATTCGAAGGTTGATCGACGTCTATCCATCAGGACGAAAACTCAGCAATGCTGAATATTTCGAAGCCATGGACGGCATCAAATTCGAACTCGGTGCCATCGCTCACCATTGCCGAGAGGTCTATCGGGAATTGGGTCCGAACGCATATGGCAATTACATACCAACCGAAATGGTGGCCAGAACGAATGATATGTATTCGTTCTTGTCAAGCGTTCTCGACCAATTCGAAGATGACGACCATATCGATGGCCTCGAACTCTGGCGTCAATATAAGGTTTGGTGCGATGAAGGCAACGTGACCATGCGCATGAAACGTGATGACTTCCTGTTCGAATTGTCATCATATTTCAACAAGACGACTGACAACATCGTCAATGGTCGCAAATCCACTCGTAACACCGGTTTCGAAGGAATCCGTTGGGACAAATTCGAGAAAGTGGAGAAAGCGAAGCCGATCGAAGCGAGAAAATTGGTTCTCGATTCGACCATATCCGCATTCGACCACATGGCTCAGGATTGGCCGGCCCAATACGCCGCTGATAACCCAACCGGAGGACCTCGGTTGCCTTGGGATCAGGTAACCACCACATTGAAAGATGTGGACACCACCAAATTGCATTGGGTACGAGTACCTGAGAATCATATCGTCATCGACTTTGATCTCAAGGGCGATGATGGCGAGAAGAGCCTGGAACGCAATCTTGCCGAAGCTGCGAAGTATCCGCCGACGTATGCGGAATTGAGCAAATCCGGTAAGGGCGTGCATCTGCATTATATTTATGATGGTGACGTGACGAGACTCAAACCTCTGATCGATATCAACGTCGAATGCAAGGTGTATCGAGGGAAGTCGGCATTGCGAAGGAAACTCAGCACATGCAACGATCTCGAAGTCGCGCATATTTCCAGCGGTCTTCCTCTCAAAGGAGATAAAACCATGATCAATGAGAAAGCGATCAAGGATGAGCAGCATCTTCGTAATCTCATCAAAGGAAACCTAAGAAAGGAATATTGTCCCGGAACCAAACCATCGATCGACTTCATCTGTAAATTGCTGGACGAAGCATACGAGTCTGGCATCCAGTATAACGTCGAAGACATGCGTCTGGATATTCTCAATTTTGCCATGAACTCCACGCATAATCGAGATTATTGCATGAAGGTTGTGGCAAATATGAAGCTTCGTTCGGACGAACCCGACAGCTTGGAGCCGCCGAAGCATACCGGGACGCCTGATATTCTGACGTTCTATGATGTCGAGGTGTTCCCGAACTTATTCATGATCTGCTTCAAAGACGCAGGTGACGAGAAGGATCATCCGGTAAAGACCTTGATCAATCCCGATCCGAAGGATGTTCGCAAACTCTGCGGCAAGGCTCTGGTCGGATTCAACAACCGACGATATGACAATCATATGCTGTATGCGTGGGGTTGGCTCGGCTATGACAACCAACAGCTCTACAACCTGTCTCAGGATATCGTGGCTGGTGGTCCTCGCAGTCGAAACGCCATGTTCCAGAATGCCTACAACATCTCCTATACGGATATCTACGACTTCTCCGCAAAGAAGCAGTCATTGAAGAAGTGGGAGATCGAACTCGGGATCGATCATCACGAACTCGGCATGCCGTGGGACAAGCCGGTCGATCCGAAGCTTTGGGATCTGGTGCAATCATATTGCGAAGATGATGTCCGAGCGACGGAAGCGGTGTTCAACAAACGGTATGAGGATTTCGTGGCCCGTCAAGGTCTGGCGAATCTGTCCGGCCTCACGCCGAATGATTCGACGAACCAGCATACGGCCCAGATCATATTCGGAGACGCGAAGAATCCGCAGAAGGAATTCCCGTTCCCGGATCTGAGCGAAACCTTTCCCGGGTATACCTTCGACAAATTCGCTGATAAAGATCACAAGTCCAAGTATTTGGGCGAGTATCCTTCCGAGGGCGGATATGTGTGGGTATATGGCATGGCGAACGGTGATAATGGTCCATATTACGGACGTCGGATCCAATGGTCCATGACCGGGAAGGACCGACTCGAACGATATCGTGAGATCTATCGATCCCAGGATATGGATTTCGACACCATGCATCCCGATTTGGCGAAGCGTCTCGAAGGATATTCATATGACGGTGCTGATCAGTTCATGCCTGAACTTCCAGACAAGACGCTCGGCGGCATGTTCGGCAACGTCGGTTTGCTTGATGTGACCAGTCTACACCCGTCGAGTCTTGAGGACATGAATTTCTTCGGTCCATACACCAAACGATTCAGCGACATCAAGGCCGCTCGTGTCGATATCAAGCACGGTGATCTCGAATCCGCTCGTCGACGTATGGATGGTGCTTTGGCTCCACTGCTTAAGGAGGGTGAAAACACCAAGTCGCTTGCACAGGCACTGAAGATCGTGATCAATTCGGTATACGGTTTGACCAGTGCGAAGTTCCCGACAAAGTTCAACGATGTCGGGAATGGAGCCAACGATCGCAATGTCGACAACAAAGTCGCGAAACGTGGTGCCTTGTTCATGCTTCTGCTCAAGCAGAAGGTTATGGAGCTTGGCTACACAGTCGTGCATATCAAAACCGATTCGATCAAGATAGCCGATATCGATGAGTACGTCGTTGCGTTCGTCAATGACATGGGAGCGAAATATGGCTACGGATTCGAACTCGAAGCGATCTACGACAAGATGTGTATCGTCAACAAAGCGACATACATCGCCCATCATGGTTACGGCGACGACGGGCACGACGCCGCATCGCATGGTGGTTGGGCGGCAACGGGTGCACAGTTCGCCGTGCCATATGTCTTCAAGACGCTGTTCTCTCATGAAACGATTGATTTCAAGGATCTTTGCGAAACCAAATCCGCCACGACATCGATCTACCTAGACTTCAACGAAGGTCTACCCGAGGACGAACATCGCTATGATTTCGTCGGCAAGGTAAGTGCCTTCAGTCCGGTCCAACCGGGGTGCGGTGGAGGTCTGCTGGTCCGTGACAACGGCAACGGCGGTTACGCCGCGCTGTCCGGCACCAAAGGGTATCGCTGGAAGGAATCGAGCGTTCTCCGAGACGGTCGCAAACAAGATGAAGTCGATTACACCTACTACGAACATCTCGCCGATGAGGCACGAAATGATATTTCGCAGTATGGTGATTTCGACTGGCTGGTAAGCGGCGAACCCTATATTTCGCCGAATCCTGGAAGCAATGATCTGGTTGCTTCCTTGACTCGTTAATACACAGATCAGAAAGGTCAGCTCATGAGTGTGAGCGATTTTCTAAGTTTGATGATTTCACTCGGCTTGCTTATACTCATGAGCTGGTTTGTAGACCATCATAAATTCTAAGGAGCAATCATGTCAATTACTATGATCATTGCGATTTGGGCGCTGGTGCTGATGATCAGCGTCAATCTATGGACCTATATTCCCAAGCAACGACCAATACCTCGACATTCCGATTTGTATATCGCCATGATGGAGACCTTTGATCGTCCGGCAATGGTGCCGATTGAATGTGGGAAGAAGTTATGAATAAAATCAGACCTCAGTTGAACTGTGGTCTGAAATTTTTTACTTTCGATAAAGTATACAAAGAACAGGAGTAAAACCATGCCACTCACCACCGAAGAAGTAGACGATCTCATGCATTGCGACTGCGATGCCGAGGTCAAAGCTCTTGATTTCGATATCACGGCCAACCGGATCAAAGCGATCCTCATCTGCACTGGATGCGGAAAAATGGTATCGGTGTCCGGTGATATCGACATGGTTTCGGATGTACGGTATGCCGAAACGGTCCGATTGGTCCAAGACGAATCGGAGGACTGCGAATGAAACTTCCATTTAAAGTCCATTTTGAAATGCAACCAACCATTGTAAAGAATAAGGAGAAAATCATGGCTGATAATGATACTACTCAGATCCTCGATGCGAACGAAGTCATCGATCAATCCAAATCCACACTCAAGGATGTCGTGCTCGATCATCCGGCATATCTGGCCTTGGCCGGTCTTGGCATCTTCGCCATCGGGTATCAGCTCGGACGCAACCAGGGCGTCAACTCGTTGCTGAAGTTCGCGATGAGCAACTGATGGTATATTTACTCATAGGTGCCGTATTGGTTATGATTTTCGCAGCGTGGTTCCCATTATGGTGGGATAATCATTTTTAACGCGAACCAGACATGGCCTTTAATGAGAATATTAATTCGCATTAAAGGAGTTAATCATGACCGATATTTATGCACACATTACTATCATAGACACCAACACCGGTAAAATCATTCCGAGAAATCGATTTGGCTGGAAGTTTATGGCTGCCGCATTTATTATTGGTTATAATTGGCAAGCCGATCGATTCAATGAACAAATTGATTCGTGGAATTCGGAATTCGATAAGACTCACCCAAACCATGGTGATCTTAAGAATAACGATGAATACCATCAATTCATTCTAGATCGTTGGCAACCGATTATTGACCAATACAACAATGAGATGGCCAAATACACAGATTCAGTCAAATTTATTATCGAGGATTTCACTGTCTGCATGGTGAATGACTATGGACATAAAGTCGGAATGCAACTCGTAACCGAGTAACATTCACAAAGAGTGGACCGCACATGCGGTCTGCTCTTTGTCTTGTCGCGAACCAGACATATCCTTTAATGAGAACCATCAAAGAAAAGGAGTCAACATGTCTGTTGATATTTGCCAAGCCATCGCTGATTTCATTCTCATCACGATTGTCGTGCTGGGGATCGAAGCAGGAATCCAAGATCGTATCAAACATAAGGATATGACTTGGTTTGCCTGGATCGGTCGCCACTGGAATAATCGTAAGGAGAAGAAAGCAGCCAGTAAACTAACAAAGAAACAAGACATCAACGAAACCATTTTCGCTGAGAAGTAATCATAAGCCTGAGTCGCACATGCGGCTTTGGCTTTATATTTTAATACAAAGGAGATCATTATGCCAGTCAACATCATCAAGCGCCCGAACGGTGACGTCAACAAGATCGAATGCGAAAACGTTCGTCTGATCTGGACGAATTTCGCAGGCCGTGAAGGCAAGTACAATCCGGCCGGCAACCGCAACTTCAACATCGTTCTCGAAGAATCCGATGCCAAAACGCTTCAGGACCTTGGTCTGAACGTCAAGTTCCATGAAGGCCGTGACGAAAACGATCCGGGCATCTACACGCTTCAGGTGAAGATCAACTTCAAGTCCTACAATCCTCCTGAGATCTGGATGAAGAATTCGCACGGCAACGCCCAGTTGGATGAGGATTCCGTCAAGATGCTGGATCCGCTGGTGTCCGCCGACGCCGTGACCGAGTCGTGGCTGAGCTTCAATTTGAACCATTACGAACAGTTCACCACCGCATATTTGCAGAAGCTGCTGGTAACGGTTCAGGAATCCGATTATGAAGCTCGGTTCTTCGACGAACCGGATTCCGCCATGAACACCATGACGTTCCACAAGGTTGAGAAGGACTGATCATGTCATATGATAATCGAACCCCAAGGCCCGGAGTTCTGAAGGTCTGCATCTATTCCATCCTCACCGGAGGATTGTATTTCTTCTGGTGGTTCGTCAAGACATTGTCCGGCGGATACCGCTGACATGACATCGCGACAGGTATGGGCCGTCATCGGCCTGTACCTGTCCTTTATTTTTGAAAAGGTTTATCATGATTAATTTCGACACATTGAACGGCGAAAAACTCATCGATCAGGCATCCAAGCAACATGCCGATGTCTGCAAAGCCTCGGCACAGATCGCATCTCGATACGCGGATATCTCGGATCTGGTCAAAGGCAAGCATGTCGCTATGAGCGCGGAGCATCTCGAACGATACAAGTATCCGACGGTATATTTGGACCCGGATCGTATGGAAGAGATCGAAGATGCTCACGGCAATCCGGTGATTCATGTCTGGATGGAGTGCATGGATTGCACTGCCAGCGGTTTCATTGACATCAAGGATCAGGAGGAATTCCATGATAGCAAGCAACGCCCGAAACCTGCCAAGTCGCAGCGAGCCAGTGGCAACCGCATGGGTGGCGGAGACGTCTCGGAAAAGTATTGCTAAGGCTCGTCATGTGTCTTATCTGCCGAGCAACTTCGATCGTCTCTGGGAGATCTTCATGCTGATATTCCCGGACGACGCATCGAACGTCGAATCGGCTGAGGATTTCGATGATCATTCATTGAAGCTGGTCATCAACAGAGCGACCCGGAGATTCTACGATGACGATCAATACGAAGTCGACGACTCGACCGAATATGCGATATTCACCGTGGAATTCGGCCAATGGTATCTGTGGACGAAGGAGGCGAACTTCAGTGGCGAATTATGAGCCTGAAACACCTGATTCGGATGTTTACGACAAACACGCCAAAGAGATATTCGAATATGTCTTGCCTGAACTTGCCAATAGTGTCTTCGAATACAAATCCGCTGGACCGCATGGGGTAAGCTTCATCACCGGCAGTGGCGATGTATTTCTCTGGTATGAACTGGCGCCATATTCCAAGGATCCATCACAGATTCGATGGATTCTGGAGCATGTTTGCCAGAAGGAACGTCCGGTTGAGAATACGGATCGTCCGATGGCCTTGGAAACCAAATACGATTGATATATGTACACAAAAGGAGCAATCATGTCAGACACAACTTTTTCGCCGTTCATAACCATGTCCAGCACATCATTCTCACCGATCGTGATGTATAACGCCATGTCTCTCGTTGTCGAACAGATGCGAGCATGTCAATGTGATACGCCTTTGGCCATGACCAAGCCGATGGTCGTTGCCGACGAAGGCCGCATGTACGCATGCACCAGCTGGTGCCCGTTCTGCGGAGTGATCAAACACGTTACGACGAATTTCAAGATGTTTCCGAACACCGCTCCTGCGGATATTTGGAGACTGGATGCGGACAAGATCTACGAATTCGTCTCGAGGATCAACGATCTCGGATATTTGCCGAAGCATGCCGGTTCCGATGATCTCGCATGGACGTTCCCGCAGAGCTATTCTGATGGAACGTTCTCGACGAACGTCTTCAACATCGCAGTCGGCCGTGGACTCACGGTCCGGGCTCCGGAGTGCTATATTCTGCGAGACGAACAGCTCACGGTTTTCGATACCAAACTGCTGAACGAATTCGACCAGCTTGGAATCCTTGGCCTGATGTTTCCGAAGGAGCCGGCCCATGCCAACGCCTGACGAATATCGCAGCGCACGGTGCCTGCTTGGTCTCACGCAGCATCAAGTCGGCAAGATGATGAAGATCCGTCGCGAGACCGTTGGACAGCTGGAGTCTATCAATCCCGACACGCCACGCACCTGGGAGGCGTATACACGCTACTACGACGTGTGGCTGCGCGAGTATGCCCGTATCAAGCATCCTGACCTATTGTTCGCCGTCGAGGCGATTCTCAACGGCAACCGTACGGTCATAGCCTGGCTCGGTGAACAACCCGATCCCGACAACGATACTCGTCACGGACGTCATCGTCCGAATCGTATCGTGGAGCTCGATCTGACATTTCCGACTATTGCGGAGACGTCACAATATCTCATCAATGCTGGCTATACCAATGCAGATCCACATACGGTCCAGACCAAGATCTCGCAGTTACTGAACGGGTATAGGAAACAACAGACATTATACGGCTTCCACTTCGAAGACGTATGATGAGAAAGGATATTTGCCATGGCTCCGGCCAGCGTATTCGACAAGGCTCATAGACAGCTATCATGCCATGCTGGAGCCTCGATCATCATCACCGATGCATGGGAAATCAGTCCCATGCAGTACGAATGTCTGGCAACGTGCTCACGTTGCCGGCGACAAGTCTATGTCCCGATCTCACGGGAAGAATACCACAAGATGGATAATCGTGAGATCTGGCAGGAATAGGAGAACACCATGACACAGGACACCCTTACCCACGAACAGGCTCTCGAGAAAGCCGAATGGATCGACAAGCTTCGCGAACTGGGATTCGTCTGGGATGGCAACATCGACGATCAGCCGAATCTCTCGAAATGGCGTCATAAGAACATCAGTCATTTTACCGCTCGTCTGGCATTGGTGACAGATGCCGAGAACGAACACAACGGTCATTTCGTGGCCATGATCTGCATTGATCTGGACTATGTCGCGTGTCCCGATATCCATTTGGGCGCGGAGACGACGGAGCAACTGCAACAGATCTATGATGTGGTGACGTACCAATATAATCCAAACTCAACCGAGGAGGAGTCATGACCTCAATCAGCATCGGACCATATTTGCGATGGAAGCTCAAGAACCTCGGATTCGAGTACGATCCCGTTGAGGACACCTGGTTCTGGGGATGGAAGAAGAAAGTCCGTCTCAACCTCGATCGGTCCATCGACATGTTCCTCTGGAGCGCTTCGGTGGTGACGGCCAAGGCGCCAGCATCCTATGTGGATGATCGGCATGCCATCATCAGCTGGAACCAATCGGAAGAGGAGTTTCTCAAGCTGAAACGCTCGACCATTGCATACTATATCGGCGATATGGTGCGAAAACACAAGCCGACTGTGACGAAATGACCGAAAATGCTATCTCAACATGTGGCCACGAAACATATATCGCGTGTTGCGCACATAGTGTGCACATTTCGCGAGGTTTCTATGGCCACATGTTATATTTAGCGTAAAAACCTAGTACTTTGTCCGGTTAAAGTACTAGGTTTGATATAATAAGGAGTAAACAATGAACTATCTGATTGAATACGCAGTTCGTCGTTACATTGATGAAAAGAAGTTGTTTGATGGACGAAAGGATTACCGCCTGTATATAAAGACTGGAGGGTATATTCGAGGAAGCTACTTCGTATTCGTTGTAACTGATCTGTCTGATGATAATAGAATTTATGAAGTTACGAGTTTGACGAATTCGAAGTCAATTGCCGTAACAAGTTATATTCAAGAGAATGCTGATCCGTTCTTTGTTTGATAGATAATAAGGAGTAATCATGCCTGGTGTCAACTTACGACAATTTCAGCACGAGTGCGTGCAGGCCCTAAGGTCGGGCAAGGTGTTGGCGGCCGGAGTTGGCGCCGGCAAGTCCATCATGGCGTTATATTGGTACGTCACCAAATGCTGTACGGTGCGGACCTCGCATAACGCCAATGGCGAGCTATTCCAGATCATGCCGGGGAGTCCGGATCTGGTGATCATCACGACCGCCAAGAAACGCGATAACCACGAATGGGATGACGAGCTCTATCGCTACGCCCTGCATCAGGGTGAGAATTCGAAGAAGATGGGTAGGGTCCATGTCACGGTGGATTCGTGGAATAACATCACGAAATACGTCGATACGTCGGCCGTGTTCATATTCGACGAGCAGCGTGCCATCGGTTCCGGAGCCTGGAGCAAGGCGTTCGTGCGGATCGCCAGACGTAATCCCTGGGTGATGCTGAGTGCGACCCCAGCCGATACCTGGAGCGATTGGTGCCCGATATTCGTCGCTGACGGGTTCTACCGGAACCGTACCGAGTTTTTTCGTCGTCACGCAGTATATTCCCGGTACACGAAATATCCGAGAATAGATCGCTGGATCGATGAGGATTATCTGAACCGATGCCGTGATCATGTGCTGGTGACCTGCGAGGTACCGAGAGAGACCGAACGCGTGGTGCACCAGCTGACTTGCGCATATGATAAGGAGACGGTTCGCAAGGCGATGAAGACACGGTGGAATCCCGAGACGGAGGAGCCGTTCCTCAACGCCACGGAACTGTGCTTTTATCTGCGAAGGGTGATCGATACGGATCCTACACGCCTGTCGTACGCCGCACATGTGGTACGTGACCATCGCAAGGTGATCATATTCTACACGCTGCGTGCCGAGCTGGAACAGATTCTGAAGCTCGAGGAGGTCACGGGTGTGCCGGTCTACCAGTACAACGGCGGTCGGCACGATGATCTGCCTCAGGGGGATGCCTGGGTGTATGCGGTGCAGTTTCAGGCTGGATCCGAGGGTTGGAATTGCACGAGCTGCAATACGGTCCTGTATTGGTCGCTGCCGTACAGCTACAAACAGGCGGAGCAGGCGGCCGGCAGAATCGACAGACTCGATACATCGTATAAGACCCTGAACTACTATATCATGCGATCGTTCGCGCCTTTGGATCTGGGAATCATCCGGGCGCTTCGGAACAAGGAGGATTTCAATGCCTCCGGGTTCCTGAGGAGCAGTGCGCGACAAAAGGAGTGATCATGCCAAAAGGGAGAACCGAAGTTGTTTGTATTTATCTCGGAAAACGTAACATACCATACGATCCATTTGAGATAAGCGAACTTCGAGAATGGATCGACGCTAAAGTGTCGCTATGCCCACATAAGAATGTGAGTTATGGCATCAGCGATGCTTATAGAATCGAACGAGAACCGGTCATGCTGAGACCCGATGGTTATACTGTGGATCTCTATGGTGAAACTCGGAGGGTAGTGTGCCCGAATTGCGGGAAACGTAAGACCGTCGTGTTTCAGGCTTATGATACGTCCTCTGCATGGTATCAGGAAACACGGTTCGATTATGGTAAGGAGTGATCATGCGTATCAATGAATTCGAATTGGTTAACCCCATGAGTGATGTACAGAATACCATTGCGAAATTGATCGATCATCGTGGGTCATGCGACGATCTGTTGCCGAGACATGAGATCATCATGAGCGATATTCTGCTGTTGCAGACGGATCTTGCACATCCTGAAATATCATATGATATGACCGAGACGAAGATCAATGCGTATTGTCCTCGATGTAGGAGGCATGGATCCGGATGGATCGAAACCAATGGATGGTTTTCCGCAGTATCACCATCACGCGGAGTAGTGATTCGTCGTGCGATGGATGAGCTTCCTGCTCGTAAGAATAGGAATGGTCGGATATGCGAACATCACCGGTTGATGATGTCTTCCGCGGTTCGATCGAAGGATATCGCATTCCATGTCAGGGAGGAGAACACCAGGAATTATATCTGGTTTAAGAAGCGTAAGGCTTTGGCGAAGCAGTGGTTTCCGTTGAGTAGCGGTGACGAACAGTACCATTTGGTATGGTGTCCGGACTGTTTTGCGATGACTTGCGTGGACGTCGGAAAGATGTCTTTTACGCGGTACGACCCCTCAAACGCCAGTTTTAGAGGGAGTGAATGGTACTAAAAAGCACTTCTGAATATGTACAATTTGTGTGACAAAAGCAGTTCTAAATATGTACAATTTGTGTGACATATGTACAATTTGTGTGACATGAGCGAAAATGCCCTTGACTCGGTAAAAACGCCAAAATCGGCTTTGTCACACAAATTGTACATACAAATCGGTTTTGTCACACAAATTGTACATATTTGAAAACGTCTTTTAGGGCCTGAAAACGTTGAAATTTCAACGTTTTTGGGCTTTTGAGGGTGTTTTTCTGTATGTACAATTTCTGTGACATACTTCTATTCCGGATGGGGAAGAAAGAAAATAATATTATATGTAAGTATAAAAGAAGTAAAAGTATGTCACACAAATTGTACATATTTGAAAACCACTTTTTTGCAGAAAGGAACTGTCATGACTTATTTCATCCTCGATGGCAATCGAGAAACCATTTACGAAATCGCTCACGACATGATCGGGTGCAGATGTCAACCAGGGACTCCGGTATGCATCAGTATCCCGAAGATTAATCCGGACGAACTCACGCCTCAGGAACGTCGTAATTTTTCCATGAACGATTTCGTTCTGGCGTGTTATTGTTCCGGATGTCGTAAGCGAACCAAACTCATGGTCCCGCTCGATAAGATCCCTTACGTCGATTCCGATGCCATCCGACAGATCGCACGGCAAATGTCGACAGAGGGGATTAATTGTAATCATGACCGAGAGAGCTGGGAAGTGACCGCACCAGTCATTCGAGATGATGCCCCGAGTCAAATCGATTTGAATGGTGTTCGCTTGTTGTTACATATCGTCTACTGCGTGAAGTGCCGGCATCTTGTGCATGTGTACATTACCGAGGCCCATCGAGTGTATTAGGAGGAAGCATGCGTTTTCGCGAACCACTATTCGAACAGCCCATGCGCGTCATGGAAGATGATCATATCTGCCAGGACATCGACGACTACAGCTACTATGCCGGAATGCAGCTGGAAGACGCCAAGCGTGAACTCGTCGAGCATAACGGCGATGAGATCATCAAGATCGGATGGATGCATGTGGTACCGTTGCATCCAGTTCGGAAGTACCAGGATCATCCGATTAAGATCACCACACTTCGATACGGCACTTCGGAAGTATTTCCGAACATCTATGAAGCAAGTATCAAGAAAGGGTTTAGTCTTAATTCGTTGCGTGAACTGTTGTGTGGAAGGGGCATATGGTCTGATAACTTCGTTGCCGAATACATCTAGATCATTTGTGCACAAATGTGCACAAACATCGTCTCGTACATTTCCCATAATGGATAGAATATACATATAACTACAGGTATCTCCCGTATTTTACGGTCGGAGGTTTTCCATGGTTTTAGAGCGAGACTTCCAGCGCAAACTGGTCAAGCGCTTGAGGACAGAGATTCCAGGATCCATTGTCATGAAAGCCGATGCGAACCAAGTGCAAGGTATTCCGGATCTCTTGATCCTTGCGCATGGCCGATTTGCTTCACTGGAAGTCAAACGCTCTGCTACCGCATCACATCGACCGAATCAGGATCACTTCGTTCAGAAGATCAACGACGATGGCGGTTTTGCTTCGTTCGTCGATCCTTCGAATGAAGACGATGTGGTGGACCAAGTCAAGCGATATCTATCCAAAGCCTAGGGAATCACGGCTTTTCATTTTAGGAGTCATCATGACATTCACGTTCAATCAGCATACTGACCTTCAAGGTAAGCACGCATATTTGAGTGCCAGTCATCATGTCTGGCTCAACTATGACGATGAGCACTTCAAGGATATCTTCTATTCCAATCTCATGAAGGAACGTGGCACACAGCTTCACGCCTTTGCCGAGTTTGCGAATAGGATGGGCCGAAAGATGCCGCGCAATCATGAGACCATCAACGAGTTCATCAATGATGGTCTCGGATACAACATGAGTCCGGAAGTGGTGCTCTATTACAGCGAGTATTGTTTCGGGACTGCCGACCTTATCGGTTTCGATCCCAAGAAGAAACTGCTTCGCGTGTTTGATCTCAAGACCGGTCAGAAGGATGTGCTCGAGTTCGGACAGCTGCATGTGTATTGCGCTCTGTTCTGTCTCGAGTACAACATCAAACCGGACGATATCAATTTCGAATGCCGACTCTATCAGAATGATGAAGTTCGCATTGAAGAATTTACTGATCCGGAAACCATCAAGGACATTATGAATCTTATCGTTCATGATGATAAGATGATTCGTGAACTTCGCGCCGAAGCGAAAGCTAATAAATTGATCTTCTAGAAAGGAGCGGATTATGGCTGAAGAGTCATATTCTGGTGATGACGAGTCGTTGTATGACTTCGAGCATTACGGTACTCCACATCAGGGTGCCACTCCGCATTCCGGACGGTACAAATGGGGCTCCGGCGATGAAGATTCCTTGACCAGAGCCAACGGCTTGTTGGGTCAGGTGGCTCGGCTCAAGGAGCAAGGGATCAAAAATTCCACCGAAATTGCACGAGCGCTTGGCATGACCACGACCGAGTATCGAGCCCGATATTCCATGGCGTGGAATGAAGCCGAGAACTATACTCGCAACCGAGCGCTGAACCTTCAGAAGCAAGGTTGGGGTGCTACGGCTATCGGCAAAGAACTTGGACGTTCTGAATCGACAGTCCGTGGCTGGCTCAAAGATGGTCGCGAGGTTCGCAATGATATCGCAACAGATATCGCTGAGAAACTCATGGCCTCTGTTCCGAAGAACGGTGGTCTTGATATCGGTAAATCCCAGGAATTGTATCTGGGGGCATCTGCCGATAAGCTCAAGGTCGCAGTGCAGATGGCGGTCGATAAGGGCTATGAAGTCCACTACATGTATGAGAATCAGCTCGGTACCGGTCCTGGCCAGAAGACGACCCTTAAGCTGTTGACCGCTCCTGGTGTCAAGGTTTCTGGCCCTGAAGGTCTGTATGCTCATCGTGAGCGTATCGCTTTCTTGGCAAAAAATCTTGACGACATTCCCGAAGGATCTTCCGGAGCACTGAAGCCTCCAGTATCGATCGATAGCAAGCGAGTTAAGATCGTTTATGCTGAAGACAAGTTTGCTGGATTCAAGGGCGTCGAACGAGATGGCGTGATGCTGATTAATCCCAAGGCTCCTGATCTTCAGTTGCCGGATGGTAAACGTTACGCCCAGGTTCGAATTGCCGTTGATGGCACCCACTATCTTAAAGGCATGGCGCTCGTTGGCGATCCTCGGTCGTTCCCTCCTGGCGTCGATGTGGCCTTCTGCACCAACAAGCACAAGGGCACTCCGAAGATGGATGTTCTGAAGAAGATGCAGACCATCAAGTCTACCAACGGAACAGAAGTCATCGATACGGAGAACCCGTTCAAGGCCGCAGTGCGTTTGCAGCCTATGTATGTGGATCCGAAGACCGGTAAGAAGAAGCAATCTGCCCTGAACATTCTGAACACCGAAGGCGACTGGGATGGTTGGTCGAAGAATCTTCCATCTCAGATGCTTTCCAAGCAGGAACCTTCATTTGCTTCTCAACAACTCGGTATCGCTCTGGATCGTTCTCGATTGAATCTGAAAGAAATCAAATCGTTGACCAATCCAGTTGTCAAGCAAAAGCTTCTTCAAGAGTTTGCTGACGAATGCGATTCCGCTGCCGTTTCTTTGAAAGCCGCTGCTGTCCCACGTCAGAAGTCTCATGTGATCCTTCCGATTAATTCGTTAAGTGATCGTGAGATCTATGCGCCGAACTACCGAAATGGCGAGAAGGTGATGCTGGTTCGTTATCCGCACGCTGGTCGATTTGAGATGCCTGAACTTGTGGTGAACAATCGAAACAAGGAAGGTCTTAAATACATCGGCAATGCGAAGGATGCAGTCGGCATTAATTCCAAAGTAGCCGAACGTCTATCAGGTGCTGACTTTGACGGAGATACTGTTCAGGTAATTCCGAATAAAAGTGGTCAGATTAAGAATGCCGCTCCATTGAAAGGACTTCAGGGATTCGATCCCAAAGAATCATACGCTTTGCCAAAAGACATCAAGCCTAACGACAAACGTTTGATTTCTCCGGAGATGAAGCAGCGTCAGATGGGTATCGTATCTAATCTGATTACCGATATGACAATCAAAGGCGCTCGTCCTGACGAATTGGTTCGAGCAGTTCGCCATTCCATGGTGGTGATTGATTCCGAAAAGCATAAGCTCGATTGGAAACAATCCGAGACTGATAATAACATCAAGGCTCTCAAGGAGAAGTTCCAAAGTGGTGGAGCTTCTACACTTGTTTCAAGAGCTAAGGGTGTGGTCCGTCTTCCGGAGCGTAAGCCCCGGTCCATGAAGAATGGCGGTCCGATCGATCCTGAGACCGGCGAGAAGCGTTACGAACTTACCGGCGAATCTCACGGTCGAGCAGTTCGTAATTCGAAGGGTGAGGTTGTTCGTTATGAAACAGTCCCCAACCTTACGAAGTCTACGAAACTTGCCGAGGCTAAAGATGCTAGGGAACTTTCTTCTGGTACTTTGATGGAATCTATTTATGCTCGTTACTCTAACGGCATGAAAGATTTGGGTAACCAATCTCGAAAGGCCTACCTCCAGGCGGAGCCTTTCAAAGTAGACCCCCAGGCGAGAAAACAATACGCCCCTGAAGTTAAGAAGATGGTAGCCCAGCTCAATGAAGCCAAGAAGAACCAACCTCTAGAACGCCAGGCTCAGGTCATAGCCAACGAGAGGCTTCGCGCCATCAAGGAAGATCATCCTGATTACGACAAGGAAGATCTCAAGAAGGCTGGACAGAAAGAACTCAAACGAGCTAGAGCTATTGTTGGTATTCAATCCAAGAGGGTGGATCTTACGGATCGAGACTGGGAGGCAATTCAAGCAAGGGCCATCTCAGCTAACAGGCTTCGTGAGATACTGCAATACGCCGATCCTGATCGAGTTCGAGAACTGGCTACTCCGAGAAAGAAAGAAAAGCTTCCTTCTTGGGCTATTGCTAGAGCGAAATCGCTCATGAATGCTGGTTATACCAATGCAGAAGTTGCAGATGCTTTGGGTATTTCAACTTCAACATTGTCTGAGAACCTTGGGAAGTGATGAAGTATGACATTATCACCACTAGAGCAAGCATGTCTTAGGCATGATGTATTGGTAACTACAGTGGACAATCCTATCAATCCATTCGTTGATTTCGAAGGATGGATGAATCTAGACATTGCTATGGGCTATGATACATGTGGTCTAGTTAGCCAAATGTTCATGGGTTATGACAATATGTCTGATGAGGATCAAGCAATCGAGTATGCTCGAATGATTCGAGATCTATTCGCTCATGATCCTTTGGGTGTGTACACATTAGCCAAACGTCCATCATGGCGTGAAGTTCCATCTGCTGCATCAAATGAATAGCATGACTTGATCACATGATGTGATTGCATCATGTTGCTTGCCATCAACAACATATGCAATGGCAAACATGATAACAATGCATGATGCTTGATGCATGTTATATGATGATTGATGAACGATAAGATTCGTATAAGTAATGAATCGCATTCACTCATATGAATCTTATCGTTCATCAATCATTCATCAATCATTCATCAATCATTGTCAATCATCGTTGTTAATTGTCATTGTAAATGAAAACGATTAAACACGAATGAATTAACTTTCATTCAACTGCAACCAACTATTGGATGAATTGTAAATGTAATTTATAATTCACATCAAAGAATAATTTTGAATTTAGATCTGTTCTAATTCAAAATTGTTGAGATGCCCAACCCTAGGATCTCTTTTGAGATACCGGGGGAGGGGGTCGTGGAAAACACACCCCCTATGGCATCGCCCGGCAACTCGAAAATACCCCGCGGGGGATATTTTGGAATTGCTTTTTAGCTCTCGTAGGGTTCTCCGGGGGTGTTGGGTGCTCTCCGAATTAGTTTCCGATACATGTACCGCTGCGAAACGGTGGAAACACTCCTTGGATCGAGCATGATTCTCCCCAATACCCCTAGAAAACTCTGCGATAGCGTTGAGAATCCGCTAATAAAAGGAGATGATGTCCCTATGGCTCGTCGTAAACGGGTCGAGGAACCTATCTCCCCTCCACTTATTCCTGAACGAACTCCGGAAGGACGCGAACAACAGCTCGAAGCACTTGCTATGGATCTCGTTGAACGTCGTTTAAGAGAGGGGACCGCTTCCTCGGCAGAGACAGTGCACTTTTTGAAGCAAGCTTCGTCTCGAAATCAACTCGAGATGGAGAAGATGCGGTATGAGAATCGTAAGATCGAAGCGCAGACTCATGCCATCAATAGCCTTGAGGATCAAACCAAGCTTTTCCAAGAAGCAGTCAAAGCCATGCAGGGCTACATCATGCCATCTGGCGAAGAAGAGGTGGAAGAATGATTTTATCGGATAGAACTATTCGAGGCCTCGCCACAAATTGCGGTTTGATCGATCCATTTGATGAAGATCAATTGCAGCCTTGCAGTTATGATGTTCGACTCGATTCACGAATCAAGCGATTCGTGAAGACTAACGATTCAGCGATACATATCATTAACGGTTCATCGAAAGAATTGCATGGCGTATCGATGGATGCCCTCAACCTCACCAATATGGCATATGCTCTTCGCCCTGGCGAATTCATTCTCGGATCTACCGTCGAAGCAGTATCGATTCCAGATTATCTGGCGTGTCGTTTCGAAGGAAAATCGTCGTTGGGACGCATCGGTCTGACTACGCATGTCACGGCTGGGTTCATTGATCCTGGTTTTCAAGGAACCATAACCTTGGAAATCAAAAACGAGAATCAATTCCCGATTCTATTAAAGCCCGGAATGCTTATCGGTCAGTTGTGTTTCATTCGTCTCAACACCAAAGTTGATCGGATGTATGGTTCGGTCGAACTTGGTTCCCATTACCAGAACCAGATCGGTGTCACTGAGGCTCGATCATGAATGGCATTATTCGAACGTATTCAGAACTCATGCATATTGAATCGTACGAAGAACGTTTCGAGTATCTGGCTCTGAATGGAACCGTCGCTCGTCCGACATTTGGTAACGAACGATGGATGAACCAGAGATTCTATCATTCGAAAGAATGGTATGATGTTCGAGATTATGTGATCGCTCGAGACAATGGTTTTGATCTAGGTCATCGGGATTACCCGATACCAGGAAAGATCATGATTCATCACATGAATCCATTGACTCCCGATCAGATCGAACATGCAGATCGCAACATGCTTGATCCAGAGTTTCTTATCTCGTGTTCTCTGGCAACCCATAATGCCATTCACTACGGTGACAAAGACCAACTTCGGATCATGAATGAACGTTTTCCGAACGATATGATACCATGGAGGTGAACATGAACAAACATACTACATTTGAGATCGTAGCATTTGTTTCGGCAATAATGTCGGCATTGATCTCAGCGATTCTTCTAGGCATCGTGTGCAGTTTCATGATTATCACCAGGGATCAGCAACAGGAAGTGCGAACGGTTAAAACCGGCGACATTTCTTGGATCTGTCTCGATACAAAAGATGGCGATCGCATCGTTGCTGAAAGTTGCCAAATATTACCACATGCATAGGATGGGTGCTCATCGTGAGTGTATTGCTTTTTAGTTATGACGTCAATGACGAGCATCTTGAACAAGATGTTACCGTCAGAGTGAAATGAGGATCAATGGGTACACTATTTCAGTCTTCGATCCTGAATACGATCAAGCAGATGCTTGGCATCGATGAAACATTTAATGGTTTCGATCCGGAAATTATCATCGATATCAATTCGGCATTGATGACTCTGCATCAGTTAGGTATTGGTCCATCGGACGGATTTCAGATCGCTTCTGAGAGTGATATCTGGGAGGATCTTACAGTAGATGTGTCACAACTTAACGGGATTAAAACCTATATCTATCTCAAGACCAGACTGCTGTTTGATCCTCCATCAAATTCATTCCTCGTGCAATCTATGGAAAAGCAAATTCAAGAGCTTGAATGGCGATTGAATGTTAACGCAGAAGGAGCATTCGATGGATAACGATATTGAGGCCGTTGATCCGGTCGAGCAATGTTTTGAACATTTCGGCATTCTTGGTATGAAATGGGGTCGTCGCCGTTCGACCAAAGAACTTCAAGCCGCTCGTGGCAAGAAGGATTGGGAAGGCGATTCCGACAAGAATTCCGGTAAGGACTCGACTGAAGGATCTCAGGCGCCTAGGAAAGATTCAGCTGAAGCCCCCAAGGCCATTCGCAAAGAATCTGACCATGAGAAATATCAACGTCTTTCTCGCATGAAGGTTCAGGACATGTCGACCCAAGAAATTAACGATTGGGTGAATCGAACCAATGCCATAGCCAATTATAATCGATTGACGGCTCAGCAGAAAGAGGCATCACGATCCAAAGGCCAGAAATTTATTCATTTCATGTTGGATACCGGAAAATCCATGGCCATTGATGCCGGTAAAGAAATCGCTAAAGATTATCTTAAGACGGCTCTCAAAGGATATGCTGAAAGCAAGATCGCGCCTTCTACACCACGACATGCGAAGTCGAAGAAAAAGAAGTAGCGTATGACACTGTCAAACACTGCGACTCCGCGATACTATGGTGAGTTTCGTCAGAAAGTGATGTCAGGTGAAATCCCGGTATGTCGTGAAATCTCGATGGAGATGAATCGTATAGATGCCATGATTGCGAATCCTGGCATTTACTATGATGATACCGCTGTCGAGCATTGGGTGAATTTCTGTGAGCACGAACTTGTGTTGACCGATGGCTCTCCACTTCATTTGCTTGACTCATTCAAGCTATGGGGCGAGCAGATCTTCGGATGGTATTACTTCGTGGATCGGTCGGTCTATATTCCGAATACTGATCGTCCTGGAGGCCATTACGTTACCAAACGCATCAAAAAGCGTTTGATCAATCGACAGTATTTGATCGTTTCCCGTGGTAATGCCAAGTCGTTGTATGCAACATGCTTGCAGGCATACATGCTGCTGTGCGATCCGAATACCACCACTGGCATTGTCGTGGCACCGACCATGAAACTTGCCGATGAGATCATGTCGCCGATCCGTACCGCTATTCAGCGAGCTCCAGGACCGGCGATTAAGATGATGACGCAGGGGAAACTCCCAGGACGAAGTGGCGGTGTCACTGGTAATCAGGTCATGCTGGCATCGACAAAGGTTGGTATTCAATATTTTCCAACGAATAGTCTTGTCGAAGTTCGTCCGATGTCCATCGATAAACTTCAGGGCGCTCGGCCTAAGATCGCTACTGTTGATGAGTGGCTTTCTGGTGATACTCGTGAAGATGTTGTCGGTGCATTGGCCCAAGGCGCTTCTAAAGAGCAATCTGATAGAGGCGGTTCCGATTGGCTGATCGTAGCGACGTCGTCCGAAGGCACCGTCCGTAATTCGGTCGGTGATACCATCAAGCTTGAGCTTATGAGTATTCTAAAAGGCGAGTATCAGGACTTTCACACTTCGATATTCTACTATCGACAGGATGATGTCAAAGAGGTCGCCGATCCTTCAACTTGGATGAAATCGAATCCGAACATTGGCATTACCGTAACGTATGAAACGCTACAGAATGATGTCGAACGTGCTGAGAAAGCGCCGGCCAATCGCAATGATATTTTGGCTAAACGTTTCGGTATCCCTATGGAAGGCTACACCTACTTCTTTACGTACGAGGAAACGCTTCCGCACACCAAGAAGGACTTCTGGGGATTACCATGCGCACTCGGTGCCGATCTTTCGCAAGGCGATGATTTCTGTTCGTTCACCTTCATGTTCCCACTGCGTGGCGAAGTATTCGGAATCAAGACTCGAAATTATATTTCTGAGTACACCTTGACAAAACTTCCTACGGCTGCTCGTCAGAAGTATGAGGAATTCATTCGAGAAGGTTCTTTGCATATCATGGAAGGAACCACACTTGACATGGATCTGGTGTACGATGATCTCGATCAACACATCATTGATTGCCAATATGATGTTCGCGCATTCGGTTATGATCCGTACAATGCCAAACGATTCGTCGAACGATGGACCCAAGACAATGGTGCTTTCGCCATTGAGAAAGTCATTCAAGGAGCCAAGACGGAATCCGTTCCGCTTGGCGAATTGAAGAAGCTCGCTGAAGATCGTCGTTTGTTGTTTGATGAATCATTGATGTCATTCACCATGGCGAATTGTATGACATTGGAAGATACCAACGGTAATCGAAAGCTATACAAGGCTCGTCGCGAAGACAAGATCGATGCCGTTGCCGCAATGATGGATGCTTTTATAGCATTCAAGAATAATCGAGATGCATTCGAGTAAGGAGGTGAATCATGGCTGAATTTAAGGCTGCTCTTCGTAAAAAACTTTCGCAGGAAGGAGAGGCTCTTCCTGATGGAAGCTTTCCAATTCGTAACGAAAAAGATTTGAAGAACGCCATTAGTTCATATGGTCGCTCCAAAGACCCTGAGAAAGCCAAAGCGTGGATCAAACAACGCGCCAAGGCTCTGGGATTGGAGAAATTAATTCCAGAAGCATGGGTTTCAAATATGCCTGCGGCTAAGGCAGTTCGAAAGAAGCCGTCGAACAACCAGTTCGTTGCTAAAGCCGTTCGAAAGAAGGTGATGAACTGACATGGCTACCGCATTAACAAGAATCAGCAAATTCTGGAATGCTTTTTCGACTCCTCCAGGAAAGTATATCCCAAACGTTGGACAATCATATTCGTTGAATCCGGATCGGCCTTATTTCACCGGTGGAAATGAACGGTCTATTATTTCGGCGTTGTATAATAGGGTTGCTCTCGACGTGTCGACACTGACAATTCGACATTGTCGATTGGATGCTCAAGGCCAATATATTGAGGAAATCAAGGATCCTTTGGACGATTGTCTCAACGTTGCTGCCAATATCGATCAAACCGGTCGTCAGTTCATTCATGATTTGACAACCACCATGTTCGATGATGGAGTCGCAGCTGCTGTTCCGGTAAAGACATCCGATGATCCAAATTCGTTCGGTTCATATGATATTTATGAACTGAGGGTCGGCAGGATCATCGCTTGGATGCCGCAGCATGTTCGAGTATCGGTATATAACGATATTTCAGGTCAACGAGAAGAACTTGTTCTTCCAAAGACCTGGGTGGCAATCGTCGAGAACCCGCTATACTCGGTCATGAATGAACCGAATTCGACGCTTCAGCGATTGATTCGGAAACTTAATCTTTTGGATGCGATCGATGATCAATCCAGTTCTGGAAAATTGGATTTGATTCTTCAGCTTCCATATACGATTAAGTCTGATGCTCGCCGTAAGGAAGCCGAACGTCGTCGTTCCGACATCGAAAAGCAGCTCACTGGTTCGAAGTATGGCATCGCCTATACTGATGGCACTGAACGTATTACCCAGTTGAATCGATCTGTTGAGAATAATCTTCTCGAACAGATCAAACACCTGACAACCATATTGTACGGTCAATTTGGCGTATCGGAAGCCATTGCTAATGGCACCGCTACTGCTGAGGAAATGCTGAACTATCACAATCGCACGATTGAACCGATCATCTCGTCGATCTGCGATGCGATGAACGCCAAGTTCCTCACGAAGACCGCTCGATCTCAAGGACAGACCATTAAATTCTTCCGAGATCCGTTCAAGCTGGCTCCGGTCGATCAGATTGCTGAACTTGCTGATAAGTTCACACGAAACGAGATCATGACCTCGAACGAATTCCGTTCGGTTCTCGGCATGTCTCGAGTCGACGATCCTGCTGCCGATGAGCTTCGTAACAAGAACCTCAACAAGGCCGATTCCGGATCAGATATGTCCGGTCTTACGGATGAAGGTCAGTCAGAAGGCTCTGACGAAGAACCAATGACCCAGGAACGATACGATGCGGAAATAGCAGCGTTCGATAAGAATGATGCCGATAAGGCTCTGGATAGTGAAATTAATAAACTCTATTCCGATGCTTCGATAACCAAAGCTGTTCAGACGAAGAAAAAGTCTAGAACGAAGAAATAACATTAATTCGAGAAAGGAGTGATCCATATGGCTGATGGCTTTAAGAGTGATTTCAGTGGCTACGCTACAAAGAACGATGTTCTTTGCTCCGATGGCCGAGTCATTCGTAAGGATGCATTCGCCGATCAGGATGGCACCGTGGTTCCTCTGGTGTTCCAGCATGATCATACTAGTCCACTTTCGGTGATCGGTAAGGCATTGCTGGAAAACCGTGATGATGGCGTCTATGCATATGGCTATCTGAACGATACGGATGCCGGTAAGGCTGCTCGTGGCATCATTCAACACGGCGATATGATGTCACTGTCTATTGCCGCCAATAAGGTAGTCCAGGAAGGAGCCGATGTGCTTCACGGTAAGATCCGTGAAGTGTCGTTGGTCTTTGCTGGGGCTAACCCAGAGGCGACTATTGATAATGTGATTCGTCATTCTGATGATGGTGACTCGTTTGAGGATCCGTCCTCGATCAGCGCCAATTTCCTGTGCGAGATCGAACAGGGTGACGAGTCTGGAGATCCTTCGGAGGTATTCTCTGAAGATTCTCTGAATGAAGTGCTTCACGCAGATGCAAATGCTGAGAAGCACAAGAAAGAGGATGAATCAGCTTCCGACGATTCTGCCAAACAAACAGCAAAATCCGAAGAAACTGATTCGGACAATTCCGATTCTGAATCGGATGATGAGGATCCTCAGAAGGTCTACGACAGTCTGAATGATAAGCAGAAGGCGCTTGTCGAAGGTCTTGTCGGTATGGCTCTGAATGAGGGTAAGACCACATCGGCCAAGACCGAGGGCGAACAATCCAATAAACAGCAAACCGTCGAACAGTCGGCGGATGAAGGAGATGAAATGAATATCTTCGAACACAATGCTACCGAAGGCGCTACGTCTTTTGAGCATTCTGATGATTATCAGAGCTTTATGCATTCTGAAGGTGTGAAGGGCGCTACTGATTTCGCCCATGCTCAGGAGAACTTCTTCCGAGCTGCTCAGCGCGATCCGTCCGGCTCTCTTCAGAAGTTCGTGCTTCAGCATGCCCAGAATTACGGCATCAAGAACATCGACGTGTTCTTCCCGGATGCCCGCGCCGAGCGCACTGAGCCCGATCTGTACAAGCGCGACACCGAGTGGGTGGCCGGTCTTCTGAACGGCGTCCATAAGGTTCCGTGGACTCGCATCAAGTCCGCGTATGTTGACCTGACTCCGGATGAGGCTCGTGCTAAGGGCTTCACGCTTGATCGTAACAACAATCATCGCAAGTTCGATGAAATGATCATGGCGTACAAGCGTCAGACCACGCCGACCACCATCTACAAGAAGCAGAAGGTGGACCGTGATGACGTGCTCGACATCACTGAGTTCTCCGTGGTGAACTTCCTGATGCGTGAAATGCGTATTCAGCTCGATGAGGAAGTTGCTCGCGCAATCCTTATCGGTGACGGTCGTGACGTTTCCGCTGAGGATCACATCAATACAGAATGCATTCGTCCGGTCGTTTCCGACGACGATCTGTACGTGATGCATTCCGTGGGCAAGGCTGATGAAACCCAGACCGCTCTGGTTGACCGTATTCGTCAGTCCAAGGTCGGCTACATGGGTTCTGGCGTCCTGACCGCATTCGTTTCCCCGACCCTGCACGCCAGCTTCGCCGTGCAGCGTGATCAGATGGGCCGTCGTCTGTACGACTCCGATACTGCTCTGGCTTTCGAACTCGGTGTCCAGAAGATCGTTGAGGTTCCGCTGCTCGAGAACTTCAAGCTGAAGAACAATAACACCCTTCAGGCCATCATCTTCGATCCTCGTGACATCACCGTCGGCACCGATCGTGGTGGCGATGTGACTTCGTTCAACGACTTCGACATCGATTACAACCAGTACAAGTACCTGATTGAGACCCGTATGTCGGCAGCCCTGACCAAGCCGAAGTCCGCGATCGTGATTGAGGCAGCCCCAAAAGCGTGACGCCTCCTGAATCGACTGACAAGAAGGTAACCGCCATCACGGTTGCTCCTTCCACGCAGTCGATCACCGTTGGAGGCACTGCTCAGCTCAGGGCGACGATCACCCCGACCGATGCGACCAATCAAAATGTCAAGTGGTCTTCTAAGCAGGAGGCTATTGCTACCGTGTCGCAATCCGGTGTGGTGACTGGAAAGACCGCCGGCGTTGCCCACATCGTGGCTTCCGCTCAGGATGGCAGCAAGGTGACCGGTGAAGCTCAGATCACGGTTACCGCGCCGACGCTTGGAACATTGACAGTTGGTGTTACCCATGGAGCCGACGGATATTCGGTGACGGTGAGCCCCAATCCGGACTCAGGCAACCATCAGTATTATCGTGTGACCGAAGCGAATGCCGCTCCGACGATCACGTATGATCAGACGGTGACGACTTCCGACTGGACTGCGTTCTCCGCTGAACAGAAGATTACCGGCACTGAGGGTCAGGTCATCTCCGTGGTCGAATTGACCGCCGACGGCAAGGCTCGCAAGTACGGTAAGGCAACGCTTCCCACACAGTCCGCTTGATATAAGGGTGATCGATGGCCCGATTCGCTGGAGCAGTAGGATTCGCGGAACAGGTGAAGACGGCTCCCGGTGTATATCGAGATGAAATTGTCGAACGACAGTACACAGGCACTGTCATTCGCAATACCGTTCGTTGGAATACAGGGTCCGAGGTGAATGAACCGATGCGACTGGATCAGTCGATATCGATCATCTTGGACCCGTATTTCAATGATCATCTGCAAGCGTTGCGTTATGTGCGTTGGATGGGCGGATTGTGGAAAATCACGTCCGTTCAGATCCAGCGTCCCCGTGTCATATTGCAACTGGGAAGTGAGTATCATGAGCAGACCCCGTGAGGAGTTACAACAGATACTTGAGAACCTCATGAGTGAAGCTTATGAGGCACTTCCCGATGATGTTCGCAATGTAACACCGAATTTTTCGGGGCATGTGTATTTTCAGGCCCCGTCTAGAATCGAGTATCCTGCAATCGTCTATGAACGGACGAGTGCCGATACACAGTTCGCTGATGACGCTCCATACATCTATGAGAAGCGTTACCAAGTGACTGTCATCGAAAAGGATCCCGATTCATCCATACCAGATCGAGTCGCGATGCTTCCGAAATGCCTCTTCGACAGGCATTACGTCACTGAAAATCTGCATCACGACTCATTTGTCATTTATTTCTGAAAGGAGTATCCCATGGCAGCTCTTGTTTGGGATAAGACCGGCGAACGTAAGTATGAGACTGGCGTCGATCGTGGCGTTCTGTTCGTCATGAAGGAGGATGGTACCGGTTACGATGCCGGTGTCGCTTGGAACGGTCTGACTGGCGTCACCGAATCGCCTTCCGGCGCTGAAGCGTCCGCTCAGTACGCCGACAACATCAAGTACCTGACTCTGACTTCCGCTGAGGAATTCGGTGCCACCATCGAGGCCTTCACTTATCCGCCGGAGTTCGCTCCGTGTGACGGTCAGGCCACTCCGGTTGAGGGCATTACCGTTGGTCAGCAGGCTCGTCGCAAGTTCGGTTTCTCGTACCGTACCAAGGTCGGCAACGATACCGCTGGCATCAACTACGGCTACAAGCTGCACCTGATCTATGGTGCCACCGCAGCCCCGTCCGAGCGCGCATATGCGACCGTCAATGATTCTCCGGAGGCTCAGACCCTGAGCTGGGAGATCAGCACCGATCCAGTCGAAGTCGGTGTCGATGGTGTGACTGCAACCGCTCAGGTCACCATCGATTCCACCAAGGTCGATAAGGCCAAGCTCAAGGAGCTCGAAGACAAGCTGTACGGACGTGGCACTGGCACTGGCAACACCTCTCCGACTCTGCCTACAATCGCCGAAGTGATCAACATGTTCAAGACCACCACCTCTGGTGGTAACGGTCACACTGCCTAATTGTCCGATTTCGCTGTCGACGAACCGAACGCGCTCGCCCTGTCCTGAGTCGTTCAAAATAGGAAGTAATTCTTCCTGGCCACCTTTATGGTGGTCAGACTCTCTGGAAGATAACAACATTAGCCATAATTGATGCTACACGTTTTCTTGACCACCATCTTTCAGAGGGCCTGACCATTGTAACGGAAAGGAGTTATCATGTCTCTCAATGGTATCGATATCTCGAATTGGCAGGCCGGCATCGATCTTGCTGCTGTTCCCGCCGATTTCGTCATCGCAAAGGCCACTCAGGGGACCGGGTACGTATCCCCCGATTGTGCTCGACAGGTCGAACAGGCACGTGCGACTGGAAAGCGCTTTGGCGTCTATCATTACGTCTCCGGTGGCAACGCCGTCGCCGAAGCCAATCATTTTGTCGACAGCTGCGCCAATTGGGTCGGTAAAGGTCTGTTCTGCATCGATTGGGAAATCGATGAGAATTTCGCTTGGGGCGATGAGGGGTATCTTGAACAAGTCGTCGCTCAGGTGAAGGCTCGTACGGGAATTCCTCCGCTCATTTACTCGTCGGCAGCTTATTATGCTCAGGTCGCTGCGGTCGCCAATCGTCAGAATTGTGGGCTGTGGATCGCGCAGTATGCGAACAATTTCCCCACTGGTTATCAGGACACTCCATGGAATGAAGGCGCTTACGCTTGTGTCATTCGTCAGTATTCTCAAGCCGGTCGTCTTCCTGGTTATGGCGGCGATCTGGATCTCGATAAGTTCTACGGTGATGGCGCCACGTTTGACAAGTATGTGACCGGTGGCGGAAACGTTTCGAATGTTTCTCCTTCGCAGCCTGCTGATCCGCTCGCCGGACGTTCCGATGACGATCTCGCCAATGCTGTGATTCGTGGTGAATTCGGTGACGGCGATGCTCGCAAGCAGAAGCTCGGCGGTCGTTATGACGCCGTTCAGGCGTTGGTGAATCAGAAGCTTGCTGCTCCCGTATCCTCCGGTCAGACGTATACGGTTCAGCCCAACGATACACTGTCGACGATCGCCGCAAAACTTGGTGTGGATCAGTCTCAGATCAGCGGATTCCATTCCGGCAATCCCGACTTGATTTATCCAGGTGAAGTGCTGAATATTTCCGGAGGATCGCCCCAGCCGACTGCCGAATACTACACGGTTCAGTCGAATGATAATCTGTCGACTATTGCCGCTAGTTTTGGCACCAGTTGGCAGCACATTCGTGATCTGAATGGTTTGTCGAATCCTGATCTTATCTATCCCGGTCAGGTTCTTCGCGTCAAGTAAGGAATGATTATGCTCGAGCTCACTCTTCCAAAGGTTGAGGGTTATGATGAGAACACTGGAACGTTTGTTGCAGCAGCTCCCGCCGTGACCATCAAGCTCGAGCATAACCTTGTCGCGATCTCAAAATGGGAATCAAAATTTAAGAAGCCGTTCTTCTCCAAGGAACCCAAAACCGAAGAGGAGAGCAATTATTACATTTGGTGCATGGATCAGGATTCTGAACATGCCCTTTCTTTATATTTTCGCTTGACCGATGCCGATAGGCAGGCCATTCAGGAGTACATTGCCGATCCTCATACCGCAACGGTGATCAACGATCGACGTGAAACCAAGCAACATGCTAAATCGTTCACGTCTTCCGAGACCATCTACGCCGCGATGACAGCTCGAGGTATTGACTGGAGTGCTCAATATTGGCACATCAATCGTTTGTTGACGTTGATACGTCTTATCGATGTGGAAAATTCGAAGGGCGATAAACACAATCGTATGAGTGCCAAAGACAACAGAGCCGAACGCGCTCGTATCCTTGCGGAGAATCGTAAACGTTTTAATACAAGAGGTTAGTCATGACGGGTATCAGGGTAGAGGTCAATGGCGACTTCAGTGGCCTTGATCGTTTTATCACTAACATCGAAGAGCAACGATATCTCAAAGTCTTGGATCAAATCGGACGTCGAGGCGTTGATGCTTTGTCCAATGCCACACCTGTTGATAGCGGCGTGACAGCCGCTTCCTGGGGGTATGAGGTCCATAGGTCGAAACATCGATCCGAAATCGTCTTTACCAATTCCAATGTCAACAATGGCGTGAACATCGCCATTATTCTCCAGTATGGACACGGCACCGGAACTGGTGGATACGTCGCTGGACGCGATTACATCAACCCGGCGCTTGCAAAAACATTTGATCAATTGGCCGATGAGGCCTGGAGGGCGGTGACTAATGGCTAACATCGACGAACGTGTGGTCAAGCTGTCCATGGACGATTCGTCCTTGCAGCAAGGCGTATCTCGTGTTACCAAGGCTTTGGAGCAGCTCAAGAAAGCATTCAATTTCAGTGACACCAAGTCGTTTGAAGAGCTCGATAAAGCTGCCAAGAAAGTCAAGTTTGATAGCGTCTCCAAGTCCGCATCCGATATGCAAAGGGATGTCAGCAAAGCCACGTCCAAGGCGGCTGACGATTTTGCCGAGATGGGTTCGAGCGCTCAGAAGAGTGTTCAACAGATTGGCGCCGCTTCCGATAACGTCAATCTAACCGGTGTCGCATCCGCTGCGAACAAGATGTCCGATCAGGTGCAGCAGTCTGCCGCCGAAGCAAACTCTGCAATCGGAAAGATTGGCACCAATACCGTTGGCATTCAACAAACCGTTGACGCGATCGACGGCATCAACGATGCGGCCAATCGTGTCGATTTGAGCCCGATTCAGAAGGGTGTTGAAAACGTCAAAATGGGAATCTCTTCCATGAGGGATTCCTTGATGGACAGTGTGAATACCTTCAAGGCCACACCTATCGGCGAGCAGCTCGATGCGGTTCAACCGCATTTCAAGGCCCTTGAGGCCATCGGCGTCGTTGCCATGGGCAATCTTGCGGCCAAAGCGGCTACGTATGGCATGCAACTTGCCAGCAACTTGACCAATGGCATTCGTAGCGGTTTTGAAGAGTATGAGACTCAGCTGAATTCGGTTCAGACCATTCTGGCCAACACCCAGAAAGAGGGAACCAACCTCACTCAGGTCAATACCGCTCTGAATCAGCTCAATACCTACGCCGATAAGACCATTTATAATTTCACCGAAATGACCAGGAACATCGGTACGTTCACAGCTGCCGGTGTCGATCTGCAAACGTCGGTGAATTCAATCAAGGGTATCGCCAACCTTGCCGCTATTTCTGGTTCGAGTTCTCAGCAAGCTTCGACAGCCATGTATCAGCTGTCCCAGGCATTGGCCACTGGTACGGTCAAGCTTATGGACTGGAACTCGGTCGTCAACGCTGGTATGGGTGGCCAGGTCTTTCAGGATCTGTTGGTTCAGACTTCTGAGAAGCTCGGTACTGGCGCTAAACAGTTCATCGCAGCAAAGGGTTCCTTCCGCGACTCGCTTAAGGAAGGTTGGCTGACTTCGGATGTTCTGAATCAGTCGCTGAACATCCTGGCCATGGACATCACCGATGTCGAGAAGGCCGTTCAGTCGCTCGTCTCCAAGGGCTACACCGAGGAAGAAGCTCGTCAGCTTGTCCAGCTCGCCCAGACCGCTCAGGATGCGGCGACCAAGGTCAAGACATTCTCGCAGCTTATTGATACCGCCAAGGAAGCAGTCGGTTCCGGTTGGTCTCAGTCGATGCAGATCATTTTCGGCGATTTCGAAGAAGCCAAGGATCTGTGGACCGGTGTTTCCGATGAGATCAATAACATCATCAACGCCCAATCACAGGCTCGAAACCAGCTACTGTCTTCCGGATTCTCGTCCGGATACAAGCAGCTGGTGAACGAAGGGATCGTCGATACCCAGCGATTTAATGACATATTAAAGGAAACCGGAGACGCAGCCGGTGTCGGAGCAAGCCAAGCCATTCAGGAATATGGCTCATTTGAGAAGTCGCTGCGAAAAGGATGGGTCAACGCTAATATTCTGAAAGATAGCGTTAACCGATTGACTCAAGAGGTCAATGGCTATGACGATGCAAAGAAACAGAATCTCGGCATAACCAATGAGCAAATCAACCAACTTAATGCGCTTAATGCAGGCCTTCAAAATGGAAGTATTTCCGCTGATGATTTCGCCAAGAAGATGCAGCGGATCTCCGGTCGAGAGAACGTCATCCAGGGCCTTGCCAATATTTGGAATTCGCTGAAGACGGTCATTCAGGCGGTGGGCAAGGCTTGGGACGAAGTCATGCCGAGCATGAATGGCGATACCATTTATGCTGCCACCGAGGCATTCCGTAAATTCACGGAAGGTCTGAAGCCTTCACCTCAGTTGCTCAATGTCATCACTACTGCCACCAAAGGCGTCGCTACGGCGTTCAAAGCATTTCTTGGTGTTGTTGGCTTGGCAGCCAAAGGCTTCGGCGCATTGCTGGGCTTTGCTGGTAAAGTAGCTGGATCATTCATTAATATCGCTTCGTCGGCTATTAATGGTGCCAGAGCATTCGCCGAATATATCAAGCAATCCAAGGTTGTTACCAATGCAGTCAAGCTATGGGAAGCTTCATTCTCATCGTTTGGAACGGTTCTCAAGACCATTGGCGATTCTATCAGCGGCGTATTCGATGGTCTGTTTGATGGCGCGAAGAAAGGCACTTCCGGATTCCCGGATATTCTCGGGATCATCAGCAAGACGTTGGCTGGTTGCGCTCAAGAAGTCAATAATTACGGCACTGAATTCCAGACAGCCTTCCAAGCGAAGTTCGGTTCTGTTCCGGAAATCGCTCAGAAAGTTTCGGATAAGGTTTCTTCTGCGATTCAATCACTTCGCCCAGCGTTCGATTGGATAGCTGATCGAGTTCGGGAAATCGGAGAAGCCATTCAGCGATTCTTCGGCGATCTCAATGGCAAGATCACCCTCGATCAGATTCTGTCGTTGATCAATGGCGGCTTATTGACCGGTGTTCTTGTCGGTCTCAGAAAGTTCATCAAGGGACTCAATGAAGTCGGCGATGATCTTGAGAAGTCGACCTTCAAAGGCGCTCTGAAGAAGACGCTTAACGATATCGGCAACTCATTCAAAGATTTCGCCAAATCGTTCAAGATCGTTTCAATCGCCGCTATTGCTGCATCGATCAAGTTGCTTGCTGACGCCTTGACACAATTGTCGACCATCAAGACCGAAAAGATCATGCCGGCACTTGGCGCCATGACCTCCATCATTGCCGTCATGACCGGCATGATGACTGGACTTGCTGCTTTGGCTGAAGTAACCAACAAAGCCGGAAAACTGGTCTTTGATTTCGATGCGTTGAATAAGGTCGCTTTGGCCATGGTGGCGCTCGGCGCTTCCATGAAGCTTATGGCCGAAGCCGCCTATATGCTCAAGGACATGGATCCGGCGCAAATCGCGGTGATATTTGGGTCGATGGCCACTGCGATCGTCGCTCTTGGCGGATCAATCGCTTTGATGGGAACGGCCAAGCCTGAACGACTGAACGCCGTCGGCACCAATATGATTAAGTTGGGCGCTGGATTCGTGTTGATGGCGTCCTCCTTGGTCGTGCTCGCTGGAGCCATCCTCATGATCGCGAGCGTCAAACCCGATGACCTTGCGCGTTCGATGAATGCCGTCGCACTTGGCATCGTTCTTCTGACCACAGCCATGGGAGGTCTTGGCGCCGGTGCGAAATTCGGTGCTGATTATTCCGGTGTCGGCAAGAATATTCTCTTGATGGCAACTGCCTTGATCCCCCTCGCTCTAGCGATAAAGATCCTTGGTACTATGGACCTTGACGATCTTGCCAAGGGTCTCGGTGCCGTCGCCATTGGACTTGGCGTCCTCGCCGGTGCCATGGCTGGTCTTGGCTATATTCAAGGCATGGGCGGCAGTTACGGGAAGTCCGCAGCAGCCATCATGGCATTCGCGACCGCCATGGTTCTTCTTGCGGTCCCGATCAAGGTGCTCGGTGGCATGGATCTTGACGACCTCGCCAAAGGCGTCGGCGCTTTGGTCATCACCCTCGGCGCCTTCGCCGGAGCCATGGCACTATTCAGCAAGTTCAACGGCCAATTCGCCGGAATGCTAATGGCTTCAGCTGCCATATTGTCATTCGCCACGGCGGCTGTTGCGTTGACCATTCCGATCAAGGTCCTTGGCGGAATGGATCTGAATAGTCTGGCCAAGGGTCTCGGCGGTTTCGGTTTGGCTTTGGCAGGTATGGTTGCGGCCATGAACCTCATGCCCAACAACATGTCAGGTCAAGCCGCCGGGATGATAGCGTTCGCTGCTGGAATCACGGTTCTTGCCATCGCCATCCGTCTTATGGGGTCGATGGATATCAAGCAGCTCGTTACCGGGTTGACTGGATTCTATGGGGCTCTTGTCGGTCTCGGCTTTGCCGGTTCTGTTCTCGGCCCAATGGCCGCAGAGCTCATGGCCGTCGCCAAAGCCATGGGCGTGTTCGGCCTTGCCTGCCTCGCCATCGGCGCTGGTATGGCACTCGCTGGAGCTGGCCTCACCGCTCTCGCAGCTACAGGTTCCGCTGCCGGTGGCATTCTGATGACGGCGCTCGACGCTCTGATTCAGTTCATCCCGGCATTGGCGAAATCGCTGGTGACCGCATTGATCGGCGTCCTTCAGGTGATCGTGGCTGCTTTGCCTCAGATTCTTGACGCGTTGTCGTCGATTCTCAGGGATCTTATGGCGTGGCTTGTCCAGCAAGTTCCGGCGGTCGCCGACGCTGTTGTGACAATGATCGATAAGATCTTGCAGGTGGTTGCCGCACACGCCGATACCATCACCGACAGTCTTGTGACTATTCTTGTTGCGGCACTTAACGCCGTGGCCGGTCATGCTCCGGAGATTACAGCAGCTCTTGGCAATATCATGACTGCCATATTCACTGCCATCGCGGATTCGATACGTAATCTCGATCCATCGGTGCTTACCTCGCTACTTCTTTCCGTTGGAATCATGGCCTTGATATTCGAGGCTTTGGCGAAGATGAAGAAAGACGTCATTGGAGCACTGATGGTTGGCGGCACCATGATCGGTCTCATGACGGCCCTTACCGGTGTCTTCGCACTCATGAACCTGCTGAATCCGGTCAACACCGTGGCATCGGCGGTATCGCTATCCACGGCCTTGATCGCCATGACCGGCGCATTCAAGATCATGGAGACCGCGAAGAAGAACGTCATCGGTGCTCTGGCTGTCGGATCGGCAATGGCTGCGATCCTTGCCGAGTTGGCATTGGTCTTCGGACTCATGTCCGCCATGAACATCGACAACGTTGGCACCATCGCAGCGTCGTTGTCCGGAACCATTCTGGCCATATCCGCAACGGCAGCGATCATGAGCCTAGTCAATGTCGGTTCCGCTATGAGTGGCGTTGCTGCTTTGGCGACGTTTATCGCCGGTCTCGCTGCGATCGTCGTTGCCGCTGGCGCTATCAAGCAGATACCCGGCGTCGACTGGTTGGTGTCTGAAGGCGCTGCATTCATGGCGAAGATCGGAGCCGCACTTGGCGGATTCATCGGATCCATTGCCGGCGCTATTACCGGTGCCATCATGGGGGCGATTGGAAGTTCGCTGCCGGCACTGGCTACCGGTTTGTCCAACTTCATGACCAATCTGAAGCCATTCATCGCCGGAGCCAAAGAGATCGATGGCTCTGTCGCAACGGCCGTTGATACTCTGGCTAATGTGGTGCTCAAGCTCACGGCTTCGAATCTTCTCGATGCCATCACCAGCTTCATAACCGGTGGCAATGGTATTGAGAATTTCGGAACCAAGCTGGTACCGCTTGGCCAAGCATTGAAAGACTACTCCGCAGTAGTTGCCGATTTGAATTCAGCATCCATCGTGTCGTCTGCCATGGCTGCTCAAGCGCTGACACAGGTGCTGAATGCGCTTCCTGCCGACGATGGGCTTTGGCAGAGAATTGCCGGTAGTAAGGACTGGAGCACCTTATCCGACGGCCTCGTCCAAATGGGCATGGCGTTGAGTATGTACGGCGTTGCCGTGACTGGACTTCAGCCAGGACCGATAAGTGCTTCTATCGAAGCGCTCAACGGATTGAACGGCGTGCTGAACGCGGTTCCTTCCGATGACGGTTGGTGGCAGAAAGTTGCCGGTGGCAAGGATTGGCGCACATTGTCCACCGGACTCACCGGAATGGGCGAAGCGCTTGCCGGATATGGCAAAGCCGTCTCCGGAGATGGAGTCAATATCGACGCTATTCAGAAGACGGTTCCAGCCATTACGAAGTTGAACGAAGTTCTTCAGAACGTTCCTTCTGATGACGGTTGGTGGCAGAAGGTCGTCGGTGGTAAGAGCTGGGGCACGCTTACCGAAGGCCTGAAGGGTCTCGGCGAAGCGCTTGCCGGATATGGCACAGCCGTATCGGGCGATGGCGTCAACGTCGGAGCCATTCAGAAGACGGTTCCGGCAGTCAAGTCGTTGACCGAGATTCTGAGGAGCGACTTCAGTCAGGTCGGCGATTTCGGACCCATCAAGAACGCCGCGACACAGCTTGGCAACGGTTTGTCTGGATACTATAACGCCGTTTCCGAGGTTTCGCCTGATGCCATCACACCGACGTTCACTCCATTGCGTTCGTTGATCAATGTCGTCAACAGTCTTGGCGGCATGAAGATGGAAGGCACATCGGTCGGATTCATCACGGCCGCCACTCAGCTCGGCATCGGATTGTCGAACTACACGACGAACGTTGCCGAATTGGACTTCTCGAATATTTCGGCCAGTCTCAGTGCCGTTGATTCGTTGTCCAAGGTCATGGGTGGAATGCCGGCCGAGTATGGCGGAGTCGAGGCGTTCCAGCAAGCCGTGTCCACGCTCGCTGCGACATCGTTCATGTCTCTGTCCAGGTCCATTCAAAATGCCAATAGTTCCATTAGCACTGGTCTGTCCGATTTGAACACGTCGTTGAGCACTGGCACAACGACCTTGACCGGATCAGTGAATGCTCTGAATTCCGCTTTCAAAGGCATCAATCTCAGTGGCGATCTCTCGTCTCAGATGAGTGCTGCTGCAAGTGCTGCGAATTCTGGAGCAAATCAGATCCGTTCGGCATTCAACGCCCTCGCCACTTGGTTGAGCGGTTTCGCTTCGATCTGGCAGGCATCGTTCACGCCGATAATCGGAGCCACTCGTACCGGCCTCAACCTGGTCGCTCAGGCGATTTCCTCGTACAATGGTCGTTTCTCGCAAGAGGGACGTAGTTTGGCGAACAGTCTGGGCAGCGGCATGCGTTCTGGCATCGGCAACCTTTCGGGTATCTTCAATAACGCGCTGAGTGCCGCCGTCGATGGTGCTCGTGCGTATCGAGGAAGCTTCGAGAGTGCCGGTTCCTACCTTGCGGCTGGTTTGGCCGTGGGCATATCACGCAATTCCGATGCCGTCAGTCGGGCCGCAGCAGATGCTGTGTCGAATGCCGTTGAGGCAGCCAGGGAAGCAGGCGAGATCCACTCGCCGTCACGTGTCATGGCTAAGGTCGGCATGTGGTTCGACAAGGGCCTGGAGAACGGTATCGCCGATAATGTCGGTGGCGTCGTTCGAGCCGCAAAGACCATGATGACGAGCAGCATCGATGTCGTCGATTCCTCGTTGAGCAATATCGGCAAGATCGATATTCCGGATTTCGACGTCAATCCGACCATTACTCCGGTGATGGATCTATCGGTCGTCGAGGGTCAAGCCGCGTATCTGAATTCCATGCTGTCCGACACAGTTGGAATCGGATATTCGTCCAAGATGATTGGCAAGATCACTGCGATTCCTCGTCAGAGGGATACCGGTCATGCTGTCGAAAGTGTTGAGAAGACCCCTCAGCAAATCATTAACAACTACGACTTCACGCAGAACAACTCTTCTCCGAAGGCGCTCAGTCGTTATGATATCTATAAGCAGACCCGTACGCAGTTCCGTCAATTCGAGCAAATGAATCGAAATGGAGGTCGATGATGTTCCAGTCAATGACTGTTACGAATGCTCGTGGCGACACGCTCGATCTCCCCATCCGAAACCCAATGGCGACCGGCTACAATGTCGTCGCCATTGACGGTCTCGGACCGGTCGATGCCGTGCTTCAAACCAGCAACACCGTCACCACCGACGGCGTGATCTTCAACGGCGCCCGTAAGGATGAGCGTGAGATCACCATCAATCTCGCGTATCATCCGGAATCGGGCAAAAACATTGAGGATCTTCGGCATGGAACATACAGGTATTTCCCCGAAAAAGAGGAAGTCACCTTGGTGTTCCATGCCGACACCCGTTCGGTTCGTACGACCGGCATCGTCGAATCAAACGAGATTTCGATATTTTCCGAAAAAGAGTCGTCGTCGATCGTCGTCAAATGCCCTGATCCATGGTTCAGGATAGATAACGAGCTGAATAGGATCACATCGTTCTCCAACATCGAACCGGTGTTCGAATTCCCGTTCAACTGGACGAATAATCCGGTGAGTGAACCTAAACCGTTGTGGTTTGGTGCCATTCAGAATATGCATTCGAAAAACATCATGTATAATGGCGAATCCGAAGTCGGCGTGATCATTCGCATGTCGTTTGATGGCCCGGTGAATAATATTCGCATCTACAATGAAGAGGCCGGTCAGGAGATCGATGTCTTTACTGATAAGGTCGGACAGATCATCCCCGAAGGCATCCAAAAAGGCGATGAATTGGTTATTTGCACGGTACCGAAGCAGAAGTACGTTGAGATCATTCGAGACGGCATCTCGACTAACATTCTCAACGCCATCAATCGAGACGTGCGATTCATCACGTTGCATAAAGGCGCGAACACCATCGTGTATTCCGCCGATTCCGGTGTGGATAACATCCTCATGTCGATCGAGAACGAAACGTTGTATACAGGAGTGTGACGTTATATGACTGAACAGTTGACCAAACGTTCCATGCAGCTGTTCGTGCTCGATAAGAGTTTCGAAGTCGTCAGCCTATGTGATACGTTCAGTTCGCTTATCTGGACCGAACGATATTCCGGGTATGGCGACTTCGAACTCTACCTTCCAGCTTCCATGGCCAACATCAATATGTTCCCCCGAGGCTTTTACCTATGGCTGATAGAACCGTTCGTATACGATAAGAACGGCAAGAAGATCGAGACTCGCAATGACGTCATGATCATCGAGAAGACCGAACTGAGTACGGACATCGAAGATGGCGATCGATTGATCGTCTCCGGACGTTCGCTTGAATCGCTGCTGCTTCGAAGGGTGATTCCGAAGAAAGTCAAGTATGAATCGATCGATCCTCGAGAGATCATCAAGACAATACTGAACGAAAACATCATCAAGCCTTCGGAACCCGCACGCAAGATTCCGAACTTCAAAATGGCAATCGATTCTTCGCAACCACTGGATCCGAAGTACAGGCAAACCTTCGAATTCGATGGCGATTACGTCTATGATGCCATTAAGACGATATGCGATACTTATGACTTGGGGTTCTCTCTCGATCTGAAGTCCGATGATCATTGGCAATCGTCCTATCTGTCGTTTTCGGTTCTCGAAGGTACCGATCGTTCGTATGAACAGATCAAGAACCCCTATATGGTCTTCTCGTCACGATTCGATAACCTCGTATCCTCGGATACCATTGAAGACGATACCGAATTCTATAATTCGGCATACGTCGCCTCGACAGAGGAGACCAAGGACAACGTGACCCGTCGTCTGATCAAATACGTGCCGAACAACTCCGGTCGTTCTGGCTGGGACATCCGGGAAACGTTCTATACGGATTCCGACGCCAAATTGAACGATGCCGATAACCATCCTCGTCCCGACCACGATATATATCCTGAACTGGAAAAGTACGGCCGAGACGAATTGAAAGCGCAGAAGTCGAACAATTCGTTCAATGCCGAAATCGCTTTGCTTGGCTCGGTTCGGTATCATCGTGACTACGAGATCGGCGACATCATCCAGTTCGACAACACCTACGGCGTCAACAAAAAAGCGCGCATCACCGAATACGTTCGTAATGAGGACGACAATGGCTACCGTGAGTATCCGACGTTCGAGCCGTTCTCCACTGAAGGCATCGATGCGCTTGAGGATTCGTACGGCAATTACGTGCTGGATAATTACGGCAATACCATCAATGAGGGATTCATCTGATCGAAAGGAGATCGTAATGACATATACTTCAGGATTCTTCAATTCGGTCAATCATGACCGAACGTATGACGCCGATACCTTCGGTTCCATGTTCGATGGAGTCATCAACGACGGTGTCTTCCGCACATGGGGCGATGGTATGGTCGTGACCGCCGTCGGCGGCATGACGGTGGCGGTCGGCACCGGTCGAGCATGGTTCAATCATACGTGGACCGTGGTCACCGCCGACGAACGTCTGACGTTGGCCGCTTCATCGCCGTCCATGCCTCGCATCGATGCGGTAGTGCTCCGTGTTGACAAGTCGACGTCGGTCCGACAGAATCGAATCTACATCAAACAAGGACAGGCGTCCGGTTCGCCGTCACGACCACAGCTCGAAAACACATCAACGGTCCGTGAGTATGTTCTCGCAGACATTCGCGTCAATAACGGTGCCACGGCAATCTCTCAATCGAACATCACGAATCAGATCGGACGCGACACCCCATTCGTTGAACTGGTGAATAACACGTTCGATTCGGCGAACCTGATCAAGCAATGGGAATCGCAATTCCAGGATTTCATTCGCAACTCAACGCTGGATCCGAAAGTGCTGAGTCCGATTTCGAATTACACGATCGATAGCATGTTCGTCATTAAGTAAAGGAGTCAAAATGACAAGAATTCTCGATGCACACGGCAACGAACTCAAGCTGGAAGACATTGATCTGAATGCCGGCAAGCTTGTTGACGAGACCATCACCGTCCATCATGACGCTGTTGAAGGCGTCGAGGAAGTATCTCATGTCGAGGTGCTCAAAGAATACTACGAGACTGGTCCGGATGGCGAACCGGTTCTCGATGAGGACGGTCATAAGATCGTCTTCGGCAAGGATGTAAAGACCATCATTGATGTCCCAGGCGTTGAGGCCAAGCCAGCTTACGACGAACAGGAAGAGATCCAGCGATACATCCCGTATACCGCTGAAGAACTCGATAAGATCGCCAAGGAGAAGACCGACGCCCAGGCCAGTGCTGCCGTTGCGGACGCTGAAAAGTCGGCGATTCGTCTCATTATGCAGAAAATCGCTCCGTCGCTATCCGCGGACGAACTGATGCTGGTCGCAGCGATTATCCCGAACTGGGATGCGTCGAAGACGTACACTGAAGACGATATCGTCCGTTATCAACAGAGCCTGTATCAGGCCATTGGTGAGGTCCCGGCCAACACGGTTCCTGATGCGGCTACCGACAAGTGGAAGAACCTGACGAAGCCGGTCGATGGTGTCGCACGATGGATTCAGCCGAACAGCGCGGAGAACGCGTATGATTCAGCGGCCGTCGTCATGCATGACGATGAGCAGTGGTCCTCCGATGAGGATTACAACATGCACGAACCCGGTGTCGACGGCTGGACGTCGAATGGTGACGCCGTCGCCGAGTGGGCCCAGCCGACCGATGCGAACAACGCCTATGCCGAAGGCGCCGTGGTGCGTCATAATGGCAAGCGATGGGTTTCAACGGTGTCCGGTAACGTCTGGGAGCCCGGTGCTTCCGGAGTGACCCAGTGGGTCGAATCCTGATAGGATTCTCATATGGCACGTATTAACAGTTATACCAAGATCACCGGAGCACCGGCTGATTCCGACTGTTTCATCATCGACTCGACGCAGGGCACCGCAGGCACCCGAATCGTGTTGTGGTCCGTGTTGAAGAGCGTTCTCACTGGCATATTCGCTCCTAAAGCCCATAAACATCCGGGCAGCGATATCACGTCAGCAGTCGCCAACGCCAATGCCGCCACCAACGATTCCGTCGGTCAGAACATCGCCTCGACGTATGTGAAGGAGATCACCGCGAACGGCAGGACCGTCACGGTGAAACGCGGTAACGACACGACCTTCACGTTCCAGACGCAGGATACGAACACGACGTATCCTGTTGCCGATAGCCAACATGACGGATTGATGCCAGCAGGTAAATTCGCTGATCTGGAATGGGTTCATAAGCACTATTTCGAACATGTTCGTGTGGAGATGCATGGCAGCGTTCCGGCATTGCATTTCACCAACCAAGCTGCTGGAACTGTCGCCAGCGAATATGTCGATGCTGCTAATGCGTCTCACTCTGGTATCATGGCTGCTGCCGATTGGCGGCTTCTGCATTCGCTGAAGACCATTGATAGGCCGGACGACATTCCTGCTAATGCCGATCTCAACAACTACAAAACGCCTGGCTGGTATGCGATTGGTTGGAATGAAAGTACAACCATACAGAACATACCTGTTTCTGGTGAAACATTGGGTACGCTTCAGGTTATGCGTACAAACAACCATGAAAGGATGCAAGTTTATATCACAGCATTGGGTGCAGAGAATCGTTCCGGCCGCGAAACCATATTCGTCCGCCAGTACGGTGATGGTGGTGGTAGCTCATGGTCCCCATGGACGGACATCACCGCATATCAGTCCGCAACGCAATCGGCTGACGGCCTCATGTCGTCCGCTGATAAGCGGAAGCTCGACGGTCTGTCCGGCGATTATGCTTCAGCCATCGGTCTCGCCACGTCCTCGAAGGACGGTCTGATGCCTAAAACCGACAAGGCGAAGCTCGATGCGATTGGATCGATATCCACCAGCACGATCGACGGTTTCTTCAGAATTTAGATGATATTTTAGGAGGTATGATATCATGGTAGCTTACCTTGACGAGAGGGGGGCTCGGTATCTAGTCAAGAAGGTTCTTGACCGGATCCAGCCCGTTGGATCTCTCTATTTCAGCACTAATCGCACGTCCCCAGCGAGTTTATTCGGTGGCACCTGGGAACGCTATGCGCAGGGACGAGTAATGGTCTCTGCATCGGACACCGATACAGACTTCACCGTCGGCAAAACCGGCGGAAGCAAGACGCATGAACATGGTCTTATCAACGAAGCGTACGCAATGATTTCCTGGGATGCTAGTGGCGGCGTGGCATTATCTCATAGAGTTGTGAGTTCTTGGAAGTCAAACACTAGAGTTTCAAATGTCTATCTGCCGCTTGTTGCGGACGCTGGTACCAGGGAACAAGGAATCAATCTTGGAGGCAATACCAATGACGCGTCGTCCTCCATGCCGTACATCGCCGTGTACATCTGGCGCAGAACGGCCTAGGCGGTTCTTCTCCAGATATACACAGATACGTATGGGTCCAAAGTCGGAAGATTAGCGGACGCATAATCGAATTCGATCGACATGGGACCGAACGAACCATCCATTCCTCGGGCTGTGTCAACTTGGTTCCTACCATTGAAATTCGTGAATCCGTTATAGGTCTTGCCGCCATCTACGGAAATTCCTGACAGGGTAGTTGTCGATGATACGCCTGCCAGTCCGTAGATGTTGCCTAAACGGACACGTAGTTCATGCGTCTTGCTTCCGCCGGTTTTGCCGACTCCTCACGGAAAGGCAAACCTATAATGGTTGCATATTTGGATCAAGCAGGTGTGCAGCACCTCATTGCGAAGATTCGCGATACGTTTTGGCCGGTCGGCACGATTCTGGCGACGACCACCGACACATCGCCGGCGTCCTATATCGGAGGCTCCTGGGAGGCGTATGCTCCCGGAAGGACGCTGGTGGGTGTATCCACGGATGCTGACTTCACTCTCAACAAGCAGGGTGGTGAGGAAACATTTTCGTTGGAACGCGACGGTATTGGCGCTGAAATTGGCGTCAGCAGTAATGGCGAACTCCAATGGGGATATCGTCATCATGGTTTATATTTTAACCAATTCCATTTCCAAGAAAAACATCCGTTTATACGCGAAGTCGATCCGCCAATGGCAGCCGGCGTCGGATTGATTGGTTCGGTCTCAACCATCCAACCCTATGTCGCCGTCTGCTATTGGCGCCGTATTGCCTAAGCAATTCTACGCCAATAGCAGACGGCGACATATTTATATAGAAAGGATCATATCAATGCATTGGATCGAAATGTTGATTACAATCGCTGGATCAGTATTCACATCCAGTGGATTGTGGACGTTGATCCTGCATAAAGTAAAACAAAAAGATACCGGAATTCTTATGACTCGTGGTATGGCACATTACCGAATCATAGAGGAGGGTCAGAAATTCATCGATCGCGGGTGGATCACCCATGAGGAATATGACGACTTCATGAAGTATCTCGGCAATCCTTATCTGGAGTCCGGATCAAACGGTCTGGCGAAGAAAATGATCGATGACATATCGGACCTTCCGTTCAAATCGATTTCGTCGATTCATAGTACTATGGATCATTAAGACGTCGCGTGACATACATGGCCCTTAATGAAAGGAGCCATTATGAACAACGACAAGATCTCTAATGGACACTATGAAGCACAACTCAAGAACGGATACTTAAGGATCAAGGGTGTAACACATCTTGGATGCTTAGCACTTACCGGTACCGTATATGACGGTGATATTCGCATGCCATGCGAAGTCATCGAAAAAGACGGACTGGTAAGATGTGTAAGTTTCAAGCTGAAATATGCACCTTGGTTTGCTGGTAGAAGTTTTGTTAAGGGTTTGAAATTCATCATGTTCCCGAAAAGGGTCTGTAAATCGAAAGCCGTCATAGAGGCAATCATTTCAGAATAAAACATAAGAGCCTATGCACCACGCATGGGCTCTTATGCTTTTCTCACGTAAATCATAGAAGAAAGGATCATATATCATGGCCGAACACGCCGATCAGAAAACGTCATTTCTCACCGATGCAGGTTACGACGGCCTCGTCAAGGTTGCACGTCGATGGCTGCCAGCACTCAGTGTCTTGCTGATCGTGATCGCTGGCGTCTGCACACAGCTTGGTCACGTTCCGGGCATGGAGGCCGCAACCGCCGGTCTGGCCACGGTCTCCGGTGTCTGCATGGCACTGAGCTGGGGTATCAACGAGCTGCTCAAGCGTGCCAAGGATCAGTGGAACACTTCGACCGATCCGGACGACACCACTGAGAGCACTGCCGAATGATATCATATAAGAGCCTATGCCACGCGCATGGGCTCTTATATTTTGCCTCTGCGCGAATCGTACATGGCCTTTAATGACAAGAGAATCTATCATAAAGGAGCAATCATGAACGATACATTTACTTATGTCAGCCAACAGTACAGCCAGCACACTTGCCTGGAGCTTGTTCGGTGGATCAAGAACCACTGCAATCCGGAAACGGAGAGCGGTATTCTTACGACCAAGACGAAGAAGCTTCGGGTGATTATGGTCACTACTAACCTGGAAGACATGAGCGCATTCGCAGATTATCTGAAGACCATCACTCTCGTCTGAAAAGGGTGAGCCGCACATGCGGCTTGCTCTTTATTTTTTCGCGCATGATACATGTCCTTTATTGAAGAAATTCAACAATATCAAAGGAGTAATCATGCTTATCATCGACAAGATTTTAAACCGAACCGAATCTTTCACCGCCGATGGATATTGCAAGGACCAAGATCAAGTGAATACGATTCTTAACATGGTCGGCTCTTTACCATACGTAAAGAGCTATGACCATGCCATAGTAACGTATCCATTTTACGATCATCCAACCTTGTACATAACCATCACTACGTGGGGACACGGGCGTCGAGATCAAATCGCCAAAAAGATCGCTGAAACCATGTATATTGATGAATGATCATCAAGCCAGAGTCGCACATGCGGCTTTGGCTTTATATTTGCAGTCGCGAATGAAACATACCCTTTAATGAGAACCATACCATCATTAAAGGAGAAAACCATGTTCGCTGGAATTACCGCCATCGCCATCGCAATCGCCGCTCTCGCTGGAGAGTACTATGTGGTCGCTTTGACGCAAGAACACTGAACACCATTTCCTCTAATCAGGAATGATCGATAGAAGCAGAGCCATCTGCTTTGCTTCTTGTCCGATGATGCGTATGGTTTATATTTTGTTTGGGACAAGGAGCTTGATGATGTATTCGCGAAAGAATCATGGTCCTTAATGAGAAGCTATATATCAACCAAAGGAGTTATTATGGACCTCATCAAGACTATTTTCAAGACCGTCGTCTGGGGCGCAATCGCCATCATCGCTATATTCGTTATTGCGATTGTCCTCATCGTCTGCGGATTGTTCTAGCTTGATCAATCCTAATAATGACAAGCCGTTACCCACACGGCTTCTCGTTTATCCGATATGCTGAGTATAGCTGGAACGCCACGTACCACCACTGAGACCGGACATGGCGTTTATATTTTTTTTCGCGCATGAATCATCGCCTTTAATGACAACATAACCGAAAGGAGCAAACATGTCCAATCAATCGAAGAGCATTAATCAGAAGTTCGATGA